ATGGCCAAGCGCCGCCTATCCCACTCCCCCTGTCGCTACACGCACCCCGAAGGGCTGATCGATCCGCCTCACTCAGCAGGGAGTGAAAACCTATCGAGTTGGCATTGTACAATCGCCCACTTTGTCCCGTTGTCTCAGCCAGCCTTGCAGCAGGCGCGCCACGCTCCGAGCGCGTGCCCGGCTATCATAGTTCCCGAGTGCACAGAACAGCTCAGGCTTCGCCGCCAACTCGGCGACTACACAGTAGCACCCCTTAAGCGGCGGCATCGATGCATAGGGCAGCAGCCTGCCAAGGTGCCGCCGAGTGGTCTTATAGCTCCAGGCGCGAACGCGGAAAATGAATCCCTCCGAAAGCGAATATAGCCCCTGCGTTTGGATATACATTATCCCGCCCCCAGCTGTGCGGCGAAGAGGTCAAGGGCCTCGCCTACCGCATGGATCCCCGCCCGGCGCTTTGCCTTGGTCTCCTCCTTCAGCGCATCTGTCAAGGCACCGATGAGCGCACCGTCGCCCAGGTCATCAAAGCCGAGGTCGCCCAGGCTATCGATGGCCCCGGCAATCTGCTGGAGTCTCCGCACCTTGATGTGCTGCTTGCATTTCGGACGCGCCATTTGGCTTACAGCCGCACGGATCTTCCGCAGAAGGATCCGCGCACGCCGCCTCCGATCGGCTAGCGCATCCGCGGCTGCTGCCTCGTCTCGAGTTGGCTCACTCATTCTTGCATCTCCACGACCAAATAACCCCCGTTCGGCGGCGGTAATGGATGCTCTCGTGCAACCCGCCTGAAGTGCGAACTGGCAAACAGAGTCTTGGACAGTCTGCCGCCAGGCGAAATCGCGGCCCCGTCAGGATACTTCGCCAAGATCTCACGCACCGTCATGTCCTCGTTTTTCATGCGATCACCTCAAAGACGTGCCAGATCAAGGCGCCGCCCTTCATCTGCGCGGTACCGATGTACTTGAAATTGTCCGCGCCCATCTCATGGCCAGTCCCGATCACCGCGATCGAGCGAGGCTCCTTCTCCGCATCGGTGTCTACGACCGCCCACACACATAGCACCTCGGCCTGGGTGTCGGCACACAGGATCTCGGCGCCTTTAGGCATCTCGACATCCTGCAGCCCCTTGACTGCCAATGGAAACTTCCAGATCGACTTCATGTAATCACCTCCTCTCCAATGTCTCAAGCCGGAACAAGATCGCGCAGCCCAGGAGCCAGATCCCGCGCTCCGGCCATGGCCTTTCCGCCCCTGGCCAGCCGAAGCAGACGCAGGCACCTATCATCGCAAGCCAGAAGCCCAGGGGACTCCATCGTCTTGCCTTCTCTTGTAGGCTCATCCTGCCTCCTCAATCACCCGCATCGCCGCGGCCTTGCCTGCCTCAAAGCCCTTGTCGTATCCCTCCGCGTGCCCATCGGCCTTGCCGCGCGAATAGCCCTCCTCGTCCCCGGCCTCATCCCCTTCCGCCTTCGCCTTCTCCAGACACGCCTCACATGGCTCGACCTTGACCATCGCGTTCGTTCGGTAAGACCCTGCAGTCACGTCCGCCGTAAGGGTTGCCCCGCAGGTCTCGCATTCCACATCGAACTCTATCTCGGCTTCATGATTTAAAGTCGGCACTAGAACGGCACCTCCACTTCCTTCTTCGCCACCTCCTCCTGCGCGCGGTGCTCGGGCACCCGTTCCGGCGTCCCCTGCCGCGATCCAATTACCACGCGTTCCACATTCATCAGAGGGAAGATATGTATTTCGCTGGTGCCCATAGGATCGCACCAGAGCCATATGCACTCTTCCTTGAAACTGTAGGCACAAATCCCGCCCATCACATGCGCGCCGCCATCGAGCATCTGTATTGTGATCTCTCGCCCGGGCGGCGACCCAATTATATTTAAGTCGCCGGTTTGCATCCGATACTCACCTCCAAGTCTTCGCCTCCGCGTACAGGTAGACTTGCCCCCTGGTGCAGCGTAGCATAGATGCGCCACACCCCCTTTGGCTCATCCCGCACCGCCTTGGTGATCTCGCCGACAACCTTATCCTCACATCTGATCGGTCGCCCTGCGAGGTCGCCGACAAGATCTATAAGGGGCACCTCAAAAACAAACCCGTTCCAAAACATCAGCCTGTTCCCTCCGTTTCTCCTTTCTTCGATTGCAGCCGTTCAAAAAGCGTGTTGGCCAAGTCCCGCGCCACACACTCGCTAATATCAAATGCCCCCATCACCTGCTTGTCACCAAAGAACAATGCGATCGCTTCCTTGGCATCCACGATCGCGGCAGCCTTGGCTTTAAGCGCTGCCTCTAGTGCGCAGGCTGCTGCCTGGTTCTGTTTGACTAACTCCTCGGTGCGCATCTCGAGATCCTTATAGCGCCGCATGGCACGTCCGAGATCCTGCCGCAGGGTCTTGATCTCCTCGGCGGCATCGATCGTGTCGGGTTCCTGATCGAGATCGGAAAAATCCTCCGGATCCCATTCGGCATCGTCCAAAGGCCCAAGGCCCATGGTCGCCCGCTGGTTATTGATGGTTGCCTTCTCGCTCTGCGACACAATATAATGAACGGTCTCCCGTTCGGTTTGTAGCCGCTTTAGATGAGCCGCTACCGATGTCGCATCGGACAGACAGGATCCGCAGATCCATATGTGCCCAGGATATTGCTGGCCCCCTGCTTGGCGGAATACTCGCATCGGATGTACGATCGTATCCTTTGTCCGGCAGCAGGTACAGGTATCCGTGATTTCGCCGCCGAGCCGCGCGACCTGAATCCGCAGGCTCTCGATCTGCTGTACCAGCCGATCGACAACCTGGCCGGTAGCATCGCTGGGGAATCGCTCGAGCACATTCCCCTTGAACCACGCAGACGCCTGGAGCGCCTCCTCAACCTTGGCCATGAATTGTAAGTCAGGTTTTGGCTTGCCCATCCCTTTTCTCCTCATATATTTCTCGCGCCACTCGCCGGATTTGATTGCCGAATAGATAGAACTTATCGATATGAAACTCGACCAGCACGCGGTCGCGGAAGTCCATATAAATGCTCTCGATTATGCTGCGATATCTTTCGCCAAGCGTCTCTAAAAGAATCGCATAGGCCAGATCCGCAGCCCCTGCGTTCGGCTCCCCCCAATCAAAGCCCCGCGCACCATGCCTGGTGACAAACGGGATCACCTTATACTTCGTTCGTTCACCAACCTGCTCGGCCAGCGTGACCCGGGTTGCAACCCGCTCTCCGTTCTGTCCTCGCCGCGTTCGGCATCCGGTGAAAGCCAGCGCACGCCTGGTCGCCATCAGCGTTTCCGATTCCATTTATCCGCCCGGCAAAGCCCATTGAGATAACAATGGATCCCCGCCTGGAACAAACGACTGACGCGCGCTAGCGCGATGCCGGTATACGAGAGCACAATACCCAGCAACGCGCCGAGGCTGAGCAGACACCACACAACTATGAATCGCACCCTATACATTCGGCCCCTCCCTCGAAACCGTGGGCGGCGCCACCACGCCCCCTTCCCGTGAAACGCAGCGGCGCCACCTCCTGGGTTCATCGCCCGATCCCAGCCCCCGTACATCCATGGAAATAATGGCTGGCGAAGATCCCAAAGTCGGACAAGTCTACCTCCATGTCCGCATTGAAATCACAAAGCGGGTTGTAAACATAGGGCGGCTCCGGCCCGCCCAAATAGTACTGCGCGAAGTATCCGAAATCCGCCAGGTCGACGGCCTGGTCGTGGGGCGGCGTGTTCGGTGTAATAACTAAGTCCACGCTTTTAATCGCATTCCCCGCGCCATCGATATAGAATTGCCATGGGCTGCCGACCCAGCAGCGCCATGCCATGTTCCCCACCTCAGATCCCCCGATATGTGTCGGCGCGAATTCCCACACCCCATCGGCATTGGTGTAACCGATGTTCGCGCCGGTTTCAAACTCACACATCGTATAGACCTGTTCAGACGGGTTGTACGGATACATCTTCATCGGGAACACCTCAACCTGTATGCCTTCACATGGGCTGCCCGCCTCGTCGCGGACATACACGGTGATGCCGCATTGCTCGTGGCCGGTATTGCCGCACAGACAATACAGGGTGTTGTAGCCGATCACGCATTCGAGATAGCAATTCGGCTGATGAGGATCCCCGGCAAAGCACGTACTGGCGATCAGTATCCCCAACATCAAAAGTAACCATCGTCTCATTGTTCTCACCTCCTCCCCTTGTGATATAGAAAAGGCTGGCCCCCCCGGAACTTGAGATTCAGGAGAGACCTGCGCGGGCGCGCATGGCGAGCTTCTCGCGGGGTCTCAGGGAGCCAGCACAAAGTTGTCTATTAACACGAGGGACATGGTTCGCCGCCCCGCGTGCCCTCCTTGGCAGCCGTCCTTGGCAATCCCGGCTGGCTGATATCGCGCGCGATAATAACCAGGAGACAGCGAGAACCATGTCCTCGCCCGAATCCTAACACCGCCCCGCGATCGTGTCCAACCTTTTTGCATTCTTGGCTCCAAGACTCACGGTCAATTCCTCAATCTCCTGCGCAGACATGTGCGCGGTGCTCATGACCTTACCGCACGCGTCGGCCTCAATCCGGAGCCGATCTCGGTGCTGCCAAAAGTAAGACCCGATATCGAGCCGCGCATGCCGGAATAGAGGGATGATACCAAATCGTTCACAAGTCTCTTCATCGTTCTCAACCGACGCCGTCGTCTGTTGCGGCAATCCATATCGCAACTCAGCGACCATCGTCAACCCATCCGCGCGCAGCCGAGATGTGTAGCGCCAGAACGAATACGTCTGCTCATAGCGATACGCCTTCCCCGCCTGTGATAGCACTGCCCCATCCAGGCTGGCAAGATCCATCTGCACGATGCGCAGCCCACAGGTCTGCGCTCGCGTTAGTCGACTCACAATGCCGCGCCGCCTCCGGCCATCCAATGTAACCCCCCAGGGTTTCCCGACCACATTTTCAATTATAGCGTCGAAGTCTGGATGCCCGAGAAAAGCGGCGTCGACAAAATGATAATACTCAACCTGCGAGCTGGCCGCGGCCCTCTGTATCTCAGCCCATATATGTGCCACGCGTCTGAATTCCAGGTGCGCGAAATCCCCCTTCCGCTCCCGCCAATTTGTCCGATCGATCGTCCCCCAGGATCCGCGCACCGCTCCATAGCGATAGGCAAATGCCTCCTCGGGTAATACGACCGGCGCGGGATACGGGTTCGGCCCCACAAGGCCACGTGGCCGCTCCCCCCGGGCGATCGCCTCAAGGTAGGCATATCCGTGGCCATGAATAAGAAGATCCCAACCGTCGCTGCCTGTGGCCCTGTCAAGGCCAATCGCCTGGCCCAGGCCCACGGTCAGCGTGTTGGCGCTCTCGGCTTTGCACATCTTTGCAAATGCTGACGCAACGCGGAAGGTCGCAGGCTCGAGTGCGATTACGATCATGTCCCAGGGCTTGGGAGCGAATTCAAAGATCGCATCCGCATCAACCCGTTGATCGAACACCTGCGCCTGGCCCAGCAGCCGACACTGCCGAAGCCAGGCGAGGTGGTAGAGCAGATGCGACGGCGGCAGAAGCCGGAAGCGATCAGCCTCCGGCTTCCCCAACCGCACGATGGCCATGGAAAGTGGTGCCCGGGTTGTCATAAGCCCGCCCCCTGCGGTAACCCAGCATCGTCGCCACAGGGTTTTGCGTTGGTCAATAGAACAAGCGCCTTCCCCAGGCGCCCGAGTATCTCATCTGTCAATCCGACACCGTCTGTGTGAGTTGGCGCCGAGTCCTGCAATAGATCAATCCCCGCCTTGAGTTCAGCGATTGCCTCGTCTGTCACGAGAGGCGAGTAACATATCACATCCCAAAAGGGCGGCGCCGTCCCCTCGGGTACTGGCGCGAAGTCGGGGGATTGCATTATCAATACGAAGCGTGCTCGGAGAGAATCATAAGCCGCGCCGATCATCACAAGATCTGCCGGCGGATCCTCGATGGCAACCCTCAATATCGCCTCCTCCAGAAATTCCGGGGTGACATGTAAAATGCGGATCCGGCGCTCTCCCGCTGTTGTCATCCGTGTCCTCCTCCCATTCCATCGTGATGCCTCCTGCTATGCAGGCCAATCGGGATCGCCGAAAGCCCACAGGAAAAGCATGTAGATCAATGGCAGCATCAAACTCACCTCCTCATTGTTTTTCCGGCGCCGCGCCGAAGCCTGCCATCCGGATTGTCCCCTTCGCATTTCTGGTGGTCTGTGTCACTGTGGAGCAGTGGTCGATTACTCCGGCGAGCCGCCAGCTCACCTCGCCTTTTCCCAGGGGACAGGCAGACAGGGCGCATGCCACATCCTTCGCCGACAGCCCTGTCCTGATTGCGTAACCCATAAACCAGATGGCCATTACTGTTCGTCCTCGATCTCTGCTCTCAACCTTCTCCACCAAGTGACCGGATCCTCCTCCGCGACTTCCACCACAACCTCGATGCGTGGCTCGGCCTTATCCTTCGCCTTGCCCACGCTGCCGATCACGAACTGGTTATCGTTCTCGTAGATGATCCCCTCGAGCGCATCGCAGATGCTCTTCGGCGCGTTGAAGATGTCGTTGCCGCTTGGCTCGTAGGGATAGAAAAACATCAGGTGCATCACCAGGCGCGTCCCCTTCGGGAGAGGGAAGCGTCCGCGATCGCGCCGCCCGAGGATCTGCTCGAGCGCCAAGACCTTAATCCGCTTCTCAAACTCGCGGTAGGATGCAGGGATTAAAATGGCAGGCGCTCCCCGTTTGATCACCGGGAAGCGCCTGTTGTCCTTACTGATGGGCTTGCCTGGTATGACCAGGGTTATTACATGGCCCATTACGGCGATCTCTTGACGCGATCCTCTGTGCTCTCAGCCGACATCGGAATCTGAAATGCGAAGTATGCCTGATCCGGCTTACCCCGAAATCCGCGACCCCATCCCATTACGAGCGATCCCGGCAGGCCCGCTGCCTTGAAGTCAATTTGCGCTTCGACTCCCATTGACAGCCAAGCCTCATCGTCGGTGACCTTCAGCCCGGCATCTATCTCTTCGGCCGTAAGTGTGGCTGCATCCCGAAACGCATCGGTCGGGAAAGTCACATCGAAAAACATCGCCATACCAATCATCACATTCTGCACCTCTTCGGGTGCATATGTCCCGCCAATGCCCACGATTGCATTTGTAAGATCATTGGCAACGCCGCTGCCGCCCACTACCTGTAGGTTCCATTCACCATTGGCCGTGAGTGGTACCAAGTAGTGTCCGGCGATTTCGACAATGGTCGAGGTTTGAATCTCCACCTCGGGGTTCTCCGCGATGGTGAATCGATAGCCTATACCAGGCTTGATTGCACCACCGCCCTGATCTTCGGCAAACGTACTAGCCGCCATCGCGAGTAGCACGATCACCAGTACCGCTAAGACTTTCCGCATCCGGCACCTCCTTCGTTTCGCCCAAGGCTGCCAATGCCTTAAGCAGAGCCTGCGAATTCTTCCGAAACCAATCCTGCCGCTTGAGCTCACCAAGCACTACCTTCATGGCCTTGGCCAGCGAGACGTGTCGGCCCTGCTGCATGGTCAGCCAGACGGCGGTTTCATATATCACCCGCCAATCCTCATCGCGCAGAGCAACCGTTCGCCGTTCCAAAAGTCACCTCCCTGTTACCACAAGTTCCAGCTGCCGCCCTGTTCCATGAGCCATTCGATTACATACCACCACCACTCCGTCCTCTCCTCAGAAGCCGAAACGATGGCGGGGAACAGCGGGGTGGCGAACACCGCCACGGTTAGAATCATGAGATGGAGTCGCTTCATCGGACATCCCTCCTCTCAATAATCACCTCCGCTGGCGGAACGAACTCGGCCTTGTCCAGATCTCTATCGTCGTGGTCGAGGTCAAGAGAACCTTCATCGAAGGCAATCCAGATCACAAATGCCTCGCACGATGATCGGCTATACCAAGCGCCATCGCAGAACCTCAAAATCTGCGTGTCGGTTGAAAACACCTCACACATGCGCGGCGATTCTGTCGCGAGAATTTCATGGCTATGCGGCTCGCGGCCATTCGCAAACCGCAAGACCACCTGCGACAGTGCATCAAAGGACACCTCCGTGCTATCGGGCACATAGAGGTGCCACATCGTCCAATCGGCTGGATGCGCGATCATGTATTGGTGGATCTGCAGGCAACCCTTCTCCTGCAGCCTTCGTTCCCACCATTTGAAAAGCGTCGGCCAGAGGCTATATTGATTCACCCCTCCAACGCAACACAACCGCGCACCGTCCTCGAGAGGTACTTCGAACAGATATTCGAACTTGCGCGCCTCAGCAGTCCCCAGGAGCACAAGCAGCAGGATCGATACGATTAAACAGATGCGCCTGCGTGACATGTAGGTGTCACCTCCTCAATGGATTCGGGGTGACAGACAGTGCCGTAGTGAGGACACCAACGCGGATGGCACCATCTTGATTGAGTGTTTTTCATAAAGACGCGCCTCCTCAAATGCCCCACGAAGCCTATCATCCGATCCCAAAATTCGTCAATGTCTTTCTCTTGAACCTGCATCCAGTCGCGCACGATCTCCACCGGATCGCTTTCCCGAATGATATGGATCCGGCAAGCCGTGTCCGGTGCTATTTTCAGCATCCGCCGGACGCCTTCCAAGTAACAAACCTCTTGCATAACATCCTGGATCGTTCGGATCTTCTTAACGACCTTATAGTCTGCGAGAGCCATGTCCTCGGTGAGAAGATCGATGATGCCGGTTAGGATATATCGCACCCGGCTTTTATACGGCAGCCGATCGGTAATGTCGATATAGAACTGCTCTTCCACCAACAGGGGTTTGCCCAGGTGCGGCGCGACATCTGCGATATAATGCGCGAGGATCCGACGCGCGCGATACTCCCAATAATCATTCGGCGCCCCGAAAGTCTTCTGCCATTCCCATACGAGAAGATCAAATGGCAGGACTGTCCCGCTGCGCAAGCCCCGGTTGAAAAGCGCGAGCGCGGCATGCATAGCCGATCCGAATGATTGCTGCACCGTTGTTACGCGAGGGATCTTCAGGATGCGTTCCAGATAATACCGATAGGGGCAATCACGGAAGCTCCCCTCTTGAGAAATCGAGATGAATTTAAACCACTCTTTAGCCATCGCCCCTCTCCATTCCGTCGAGTAAGCCCCCGACCTTGGCATCGTAATCCTCAAGAACCTCCTGCGCCTCTTCACCACGCAGGTGACGGAAGGGGATTACGTTGCGGAACAACGTCGCGATCCCGCGCTTGACCACCATCCCCTTCATCGCGCGCACCTCGATCCCAACACCGCTGTCGCGCGCGGAGACGACCCATACCCCCGCCTTGACTGTCACGAATGTGTCCCCCAGGTGCAATATCTCAGCATCCGCACAGGGGATCCATTTGCCATCAAAGCCGCGCCGGTATCGCGCCCGGAAAAGGCGCCGGTCATCATCCCTCATATTTCCACCCTCTCCTTGCGGTTTTTCGCACGCTCTGTCCAGGCGGGACAGATTAAAACCTTCACTTTGAGCTTCCGGTTTTCGAAGAGGAACCCTCGTATCGGACACGTAAATGAATGCTGGCTACACGTCCGACACTTCTCGGTCTTGTATGTTTCGACAACCCCCTGTGACCCTCGCGGGACGTAATATGGCATGCCCATCTCCTTTCATATGGCCTCCCCGAGCGCAGGCATAAGGTTCAGGCGCGGCACTACCATCCATGGTAGCGGCCATCCGCGCCAGCAGAGCTGCGAGTTCCTGCGCCACAAGAATGTGGCGACTTGATGCGCTGCGCTCGGTTCAGCCAGGATATTACGTTGCGGGCGGATCCCCCGCAGGTTCAAAGGCCCGTTCGATAACGGCCAGCAGTTTCTCTTTCGTCGTTATATCTGCAACAACCTTCAAGAGCTGTCGCAGAAATTCCAACACCTCCACGTGTGCCATCGGATCCCAGGCCTGGGGGATAATGGCAAAGCCCCAACGCTCGCCTCTCTGCTCACTCCGATCAGCTATCGCATCGAGCTCCTTGCGCAATTCCCAAATATCTTGTTCCGATGTATCTGCCGGCACCTTCATAAAAAACATCTTCGCTGCCATCACGCCTCCTGTAAACTGGCTGCCATATAGCTGCCAGCATAAGCCTCAAGACCACGCCGCATATCCGGCGTCTGATCTTGTGCATATCGGGTAATCGCATTCAGCAGATCCCAACGCGTGAGCGCGACCCTGGGTTTCTGCGACTGTAGATCCTCCCATATCACAAGCCAGCGTTTCCGCCCGATCTGCGCTTCCAGATCTAAGGCGACATCACGGATATCGATCTGGCCTTGAGCATCGCGCAGCAACATCCTTGACATCGCCTCCGCATTGTCTGCGTAGATCTCCGCGACTTCTTCCCAACGTTCAGGGTCATTAATAATTTCCCGGACAGTTCAGAGCGCCGAATCAGGATCGACCATGTGTTTTTGTTTCCAAATCTGCGCGAGGTTCTTTTCGGCGACAACCAGCCCATTGGTACAGACCAGCCGTAACACATACGGCGCAACGCTGATTGCTAAGTTGCGGGTTTCACTATTCAAGATCTCAAAGCCGACAGAATGCAAATCGTCCGTTGCAACGTTGGCCATGTTGTCCCAGGGCTGCACCATGAATTGCTCAGTCTGTGCTCGCACTCGCAGCATCAGATCGGTCAGCGTAACCTGGCCTTTATCGGTTACGGCCAGGGCTTCATCGAGAACCCGTTCGTGATCGAGCCAACGATACCGCTCGCTCACAATTGCTTGCGCAACGATCCGGGTTTGCATCTGTGTCTGCGGATCCCGCCAGGCCTCAACCCGGATTTGAAAATGCGTGCCCTTCACCTTCTCGGTGCGCAACAGACGAGTCCCTATGGTCTCGAATAGATCCGCAGGCACATCCCGGGCAAAGCGGATCGGGATCTTCGGGCTGACGAATCCCGCAAATGCCTGCAGGAAAGATTCTGAGATCGGGTACGCACGTGCCCCGATCCGTACCATGTCGCCAGCGAATCCAAAGCCGCTATCGCCTGCGACGACATCAAAATCATGCACCTCGCGATTCACAATGGACGCACGAGCATCGGCGATCGATTCGAAGTCATGCCGATATTTCGGGATAATTCTCATGGCGTATGCTCTCCCTTCATGTGTTCGGCAAATGCCCAGGCAATTTGCGCAGCCATCTTCAGCGACTCACTATTTGCACTCGCGTGCGGCGAACCAGGCATTGCGACGCAGCGCAGTAGTGTTATAACCTTGGCTGCGAATTCTGTGATCTGAGGGGCGATTGTGCTGTCAACCTGCAGATATTTTTGTAACAGAATCACAAATGCCTGGCGTTGTGTGAGTCCCTGAAGAGCCGGATCGTCTACCTGTGCTTCAGCCATCTCTGTCATAACGCGCTTATAGAAAGCCCGCGTATTGTGCATCCCGGCATGTGCCCGCCGCGATGCTTCGGCCATGGCCTGAATAGGTATCGCCTCGGCTTTAGGCACCACCTCGGGTGAATCCCCTCCCTGGACAAGAAATACGAATGGTTTATCCGGCAGTCTTATCACCTCCCTCTTTTGGGATCCTCCGTTGTGTACATTTTTTTATCGCCTCTCGCACATCATCCCATTGGCCATCGATCTCTTTAAGAACTTCCCCGGCCAACCCGGTTGGTAGCCCGGCAGATTGGCAGGCGCGCTCAAAGATCCCCGACATCACCACGGCACTGTCCTCATTGACCCGTGCGATTGCATCGCGTGTGGCTGCGTCCGGAATGATCCCGGGCTTGATCAATGCGGTCAATCTGTCATCGAGCGTTTTGAGCATCGCCCCTGCGCTTACCACTTCATCTTCGAATCCCCGGCTCAATCTCTCGAGCGCCGCCACCTCTCCCTGTATCTTCTGTTTGCGCGCCTGCCGTGTCTGCCATTCATCCAGTAACACAATCAGGTCTGGCACCGCCGTGGCGAATGCGGCGACGGTATATCTTCGGCGTGGCATCGTGATATAAATGGCTATCATCTGCTGCACCGTATCGAGCGGGTACGTCTCCAACACCGGCTTCAGCGCTGCGGTATCTCGTGACCAATTGACCAAATATTTGCGCTGCTTTTTCCGCAAATGCAGATCGCGGAACGCATTGATGGCCCCCATAAGCTTATCACGTGTATACGCCTGCGCTTTAAGCGCAGGCTCGCCGCCCTTGGCGGCGGCATTATCAGCGGAGTCTTTACTGAGTATACTTCGGGTGACACCGGTGTCACTTCTAGATATGACAATATTGTCACTTCTGAGTTCAAAAGCGAGCAGGCTGGTCACGATTATGTACAGATTCGTTTGGCCCTGCCCGCGCCGCTCCTTCGTGAGATACCCTCGCTTGACGATTTCTTGAATGTGTCTAATCACATTCCGTTCGCTTTGCCCCCTTTCTTCGGCAATGCGCGCCAAGCCCGGGTAACAAAAGGGGTCGCCATCTTCAGTCAATGACGCTTCGTGATCCCATGCGAATTTTCTCAGCACCGCATAGGTGCGGAAGGCTCCATCCGACAGATCTGTGTCTGTGACGATGACGTAATCTATCATCACAAACCCACGCTGCGCGCGTGGCCGGTCAAACCGGATCCCTATTTTGTCCGGCATCGGTGGCTCCTTCCCGTTGCTAGAATGGCACCTCCCCGAATTCATCGAGTCCGCTCTGTTCGGGGTTGCGGTATTCCACAATTGACTCCCGCATCTTCCCGCGGCTCTCTTTGTGTTCAACAACCAGTTGCACCCTTAAGCCCACCACTTCGTGATCCCAATCGATATCGAGCGTGCCCTTGCTCGGTAGACCAAGGATTTCGAAGAGACGCCTTAACCTCCAGAGCGCCTGGGGCTGCAGGCTGAAATTGTCAAAAAGGTGACGCGGACTCTCGTCGATCCTGAAATCGAAGGCCATGTATGGTTGCTGCGATTTTTCGCCGAGACGTTCGTCGATGGCCCATATCTGCGCCTGGTATATCCCCTCCGGCAGGAGCTCAAACTGCGGCCCATCATCTTCGGGGAATGTGATCCTCGTCACGCGGCCTCACCTCCATCTGCCGCCTGGGATTCAGCGGCGGGTGCTGCAGCGCCTTCGCCAGGTTCCGCTGCGGGTGCAACCACCTTGGGTTTCTGTGTCGGCACAGGCCTCGCGCCCGGAGTAGCGGGCGGCGCCTGTGCGGGTGCAGCCTCGGCGGGCGGCGCTGAGGCACCCTGTGCTGCCGGCGCCTCTTCGGATTTTGCAGGCGCGCCTTCCGACTGAGCAGCAACCTGGGCTTCGCCGAAGATCATCTTCTGGAAGATGGCGAAATCGGGCGGCATAAGCCGATCGAGTTTCCCGAAACGATCCTTGCCATCGTATTTCGGCATCGGCTGGACGGCGATGAAGCGCTTGACCGTCTGATCTTCATCCTTCGGCCCTGGGCTGCGCACAGCCATGTAGCCGACGACATCCACGTAATGCGGCATCTCATCAGCCATCCGGCCAACCATGCCACACTTGTGAACGATGCTGCCGACCTCCTCGTCCTTGTCGTCACGGACGCTGTGGATGAAGAGAACGTTGATATTGAGATCGCAGAACTCCCTCACGATCCTGCGCATCTCGGTGGTGCATTCGCCATACATGTCCAGGGTCATATTCGCCTTCTCGTGCGAGTCCATGAGGAAGTCCATGAACTTACGCTGCGCCTCTGAGAGGGAATCGATTATGACGGACTCAAATCGCTGGCTCGTATCCTTCTTGAGAAATTCCAAAGCCAGAAGGAGATCATCGTAGGTTTTGACATCGATTACTGTGACCGCATCCATACGATCCCGGATTGATGCAGTGCCGGATTCCGCTGCCAGAAGGAGCGGCTTTGGCATTGTGGATGCGAACACGGTCTTGCCGACCCCGGCGCGGCCATAAAGCGCCATCTTGATTATCGGCGGGATCTCCGTCACTCGTTTGCCCAGCAGCGCTTCCTCGAGGAACTGCTGGGTCTGATCCACGTATTTGCGGCGGGTTGATTTCGGCGCCGCAGGTGCCGTCGTTGGCGATGGCTCAGAAGTTGGTGCTTTCTTATCCTTGGCAGTTGCCATTTCGGTCTCCTATCGAGCAAAAGGTAAGCGTTCCCGTTCAGGTTTAGCGATGCCAGCCACTGGCGCGACGCCTAACAAAACCACCTCCTCCAGGCGCTGGAATAGGGCTGGCTCGCGGCCCCGTCTCCCCTGTGCCGCGATCGGCACTCCCCCCGGCCCCTACCCCTCGGCGCCGGAGAAAAGCCCACACGCGGCCTCTGTGGCCCTCAAAATCGCGGGGGGATAGGCCAGATCCCCACAATGCGGTGCTGTGGTAGGCAGATACCGCCCTGGCGGGAGCTACCCCTACCGGCAGAAGCCGCCTACCACCGCGACCCTATGGTAGCGAGAGATCGCAGCGGGACGCTCCTGTCCGGGCAGATGGCACGGATCCGCACCGAACGTTACTGCGATCTCTCTTTTCAGTCGGTCGGCGACGCCGAGGTTCCGAGGTCGATACCAAGATCGCTCTCGATATCGGAAGCGGAGAATACGTCGCCGACCAAAATATCATGTGGCAAAATGGCGTTGCAGAGAGGGCACAGATCATAGAGTTGCCCTTGGCGAGAATCAAAACGGCTCATCTCGTGTTCCGCACCGCAAGCGAGACAGATTACCAAGGCATCAATAAACACGGTGCTCGCCCTCTCTTTCGCCTATTCTGATCGTCCGAGTTATTTGCGCGCGCCGCGTGACCTCGCGGCGGATCCGCGCACATAGATATTCATTATCACAACCGGCGCAGCGTGCCACAAATGTATCGCGCCCATCTACATGACTGCAACTGGCCAGACACCTCAACACGGATCTGGCGCCGTTTTCGAAGCGGGCTTTCTGTTCTGGCTTCATCATGCGCTCGCCTTTATGGATTCGATCTGTTCGGCTTCCATGCGTTTTACGGCTTCAGCCAACATGGCATCCTTGCAAGTGCTACAAATCCCGTGGGAGTGTTCGACTATACACTCGCCGATTACTTTTCGGCACCAGGCACACAGTACAGGATACATCGCTCTCACCTCGTTTTTAATCTCGTGTTAAAGCCCAGGCAATCAAGAAAATCCCGCCCAAGCAAACAACGCAGAAGCCATGAAATTGTCCTAAAAGATTTTCCATCTCTTTCACCTCATGTGTATGAAAGGAGCCGAGCCAGGGATTCACGAATTAAGCCCCTGGCTGCACATCGCACCGCAAGCCGAACAGCATCGGGCGGAGAGCATTCGCCCGCGCCAGGATCTACGGCCACTGGCCCAGCCCCATCTGTTCGTCTTCTATGGATCCTCTAAAATGCTCTCTCTCTCTTGGCGCTCGAGATCTTCAGTGTCTCGCATCTCGTTGCAGCACTCGTAACCGGAGCGCCAGCATCCCCACCAAGCCTCCCAATCCCCTTCTATGTCTGTTACCCCCTCCGCGTCTGCCCATATTTCAAAATCAACCCATCCGAAATCATGAGCATCCTTCGGCATCTCTCGCATCGCTACCCCCTCAATCGCTTACCCAAAAAATGTTCACAAAGGCATCCCGCCCGAGCATCTCCTCGCGGCCAGCATCGCTATTGAAATCGGCCAGGCCCAGCGGCCGGAACCAGATTGCCTCTTGCTCCCTCGTCATCCTGATGTCCCCCAATGGTGGGATCACGCCATCGCGGATCCAAGACGTGACCTCACCCTCGTTGCTGGGATCTCCCTCGCCGCCGCCATAGAGTGTGTACTCACGGACGTCCGGCTGCGTGTTTCTCTTGGGATCGTAGGACAACGCGATCCATCTCTGTGGTGTTGCCATTGGTTATGCCTCCCTTTTTGTCGTTTGGAAACGGTGCCAGCCCCGCCTGATATAACAGGCTTCCCATTGGGTTGCCAACTCAAGAAGCGCGTCCTCGAGTTCGGGCGGCGCCTCCTGATCATTCAGGATCCCCATCGCTATATCGGCATATTCTTCAGCGCGGATTTCCTGGATCCGTGATTCCCACGGCATCCGCTTGTGATCGAATGGTTCCTTGCGCTGCCAATCTCTAACGTGTCCAAGCTCATGGCAGCACGTTCTGTAGAATCGGCTGGCTACCCTAAGGAAATCGTCCTCTAGCCGTCGGTGCTGTGGTCGGATGACCACAAACCCACCATCGGTTTCGATCCAACGCTTGCCGCCATTGCGCACCAGGAGATAGCGCCGGACGGATCGGCAGCCAGTAGCCGTTGAAGCCAGCCGCCAACTCCGTCCCCCTCGCGTAACCTTCACAACAACGCCCCGGGCAATCCGGCACCTAACCGCTTTGGCCGCGCAGGTCAGAATCGTCTTTAGCGTGGCGTCTTCGAAGTGTGAGTTGTTATAGAGTTTGATCATGGCGCCTACCTCTTCAAATCTTTCCGATTAGTATCGTCAGCTCGCCTGGGCTGAGATACGTGCCACAGTCCGCGCAGAGGGCTGCGCTGAACACTCGCTCTTGTTCCTTCTCGCCATAAATTTCCTTCGCCCGCATCCCGCTAGGCGGGATGGGATAAACAAACAGCCTCGTATGAACAATTACTTCAAATTCCCGGCCACCGCAGGTGTTGCAGGTTAATGGCTTTTCCGAACGGCGCTCCCGCCGCGCCTGCCTTAGTATCTGTGCATCTTTGAAAGTCGCTCTCTTGCCCATCATTTCCACCTCGTTTTGTTCGGCTTCTAATCAACCGGCGAGGCGGCGCCAGTGTCTAGCCCACGATTCCCCGGCGCCGCCCCCACCGCTCGGCCTCGTTATTATCCCGCGGCCTCCTCTTCCGGCTCGCTCCCTACGGTCTGCAGATCAGCCAGTTTGGCCTCCCAATCGGGATCGGTCGTCTTCAGGTCGGCCTCGACCTTCCCGACCTGCTCCATCAGGCCTTCCATATCGCGGAGAAGCGCAAGCCGCTTCTTGACCAGGCGTGCCCGGCGATTCCAGAGTGCATCGATCTTCCGCTGCTTGCGGACGCCGATGTGGCTCGCCTTGAATTCCTGCCGCTCCGCCTTCGCCTGCTCCTTGAACTCGGCAGGCGCACAGGCGGGATGATAAGGATTCATGTGGTCATCGTAAACCGTGAATCCGGCAATCGGTCGCTCGCATTTTGTACAGATTATTTCCGTCATCTTGTTATCCTCCATCTACTAGTGAAATTTCTGTGGATCCCCCTTCGTGGTTCAAATCCCGTTTGCTATACAACGTCGAACGTTCTATTCCCACCGCTGGCCGCTCCCGTGATTTAACACCGAGCAGGCGCTGCTGGGCTTCCCAGGCTTTCGATCCCGAGTTATGAGGCGCCGCGCGAGGCGATCTTCGTACCCCTTCTTAGCGATTCGTTCGGGTTGTCAGTCCTATCCTTGGCCAGGCGCATCCTCCGGCCTGGCCTTGGATCCAGGTTCGCTTCTACCTGCTCTTATTGTCTTCCCCGATCGGCTCCGCAGTTTATCCGGCTGGGCTTCCCCTCGCCTGCTATGCCGTTGTGGAGCCGCCTTTTGCTCCGCGAGGTCTTGCCGATCGGCCTCTGTCCGTGTGTGCTACATCCTTTCAGGCTATTCGGTTGTAAGGGTTCCGTCTATTTCTCGTCAGGGTATCCGCTCAGGAAATCTTCGATATCCTTAAGCTGCCCATCTACGTGCTCGAGGTCGCCCACGAATCCCCAAAACATCTGGTCATCATCGGTCGGCCCATGCTTTGCTATCAATCTCTGGATCCGAAGAATCCGGTCGGTGATCGCGGCGCGCTTCTCTTTACAAGCCGCCTGCGCCTTGGCCAGGTTCTTCGCCCTCTTCTCTTCTCGGCTCGTGTGTTCGGTTCTGGTCTTCATCCTGCGTCCCTCCTTTGTCTCAAGTTCTACCCACCAGTGTAGCAGGTACCATGCCAGCAGTCAACACAATTCGACATTTATTTTCCGGCCTAAGTCTTTGATCTATCGGCACTTCTAACGAGGATCCCCAGCGACCAGATCCCGGGGCAATCCGGGCAGCGCAGATTGCCCGATTCGCCGGCAGATCGCAACCAAGATAATTCGACGCTTATAAGTCTTTGAAAGCACAAGGGGTTAGGAGTTACAATGTGCATGGGGTGCGGGGTGGTGGCTAAACCCATTGCAAATGGCCAGGAACGGTGCGAAATTCCTGGCCATTTGCAATGGGTAGTGGGGCACTTACCTTTTGCTCAAGGGCGATCAGAGCCTTCCTGGGAATCTTTTCTCTCCCGCACGATATCCCGCCCGCCTTCGATGCCGATAAACCCCCACAGGCTGGCTACGGCCACGAGGGCAATGGTAACAGCATCCCGCGCGGGAGTGCCGGTTTGAGTAAGGTAAACAGTCAGGGCCACCGTAACGCCGGTTGCGATCAGCGCCAGGGTGAATTTCTTCTTGCCAGGCATGAATGTTCTGTCCGACACGGGTTAGCCTCCTTTCGTGATATCATAATACTTGCAAGTTGCGGGAGCACATCCCTTGAATCCACTGTGTAATTCCCCGTCTTTCGGGCAGCGCCATTTCTCTCCTTCCCAACGTAGACCCTTTAGCCATTCGCACCAGAGCGGTAATCCCGGACTCGTCCCCGGGCGAAAAGCATTCCACCATACCTGCCGACCACGCAGCCCGGCCTGCCAGCGTTCATAGGTTACGGGCACATCGAAATCCACCGTCTCATCGAAAACCACGCGCGTAGTCCCGGCCCTTTGAAACGCCAACCCCGGCGTGATCTTCCAATCGCCGATATAGGCCAGGCCATACCAAACCCGATAATATCGCCAGAGCTGTCCGCAGTGATGTTCCTCTGCGTCTTGCCGCTTCGCCGCGAGATCCAATACGCGCCGGAGCGTCTTCCCGGCCCGGTCGTAATACTGGCGCCGAATGGCCATCCCCCATATCTCGGCTTCGCCGGTATAAAACATCGTCTCGCCCTTCACCAGTAGATCCATGCAAAAATCTGAATAGTAGACATCACCTAAGAGGACAATGGTCTGTTCTGTCCCCCACAGATCGCGGGTAGAATATAGGGTTTCGCACGTCCAGCGATGCCCGCGTGGCTCAAAAAACCTGGCGCGGATCCCGGCCTCTTCATATACCTCGGGCTGATGGGTAATCAACCAGGTGGGGATCCCGCGTGCAGCGCATTGATTTAATGTGCGCTGGACGAGCGGCGCGCCGTCGATCTCAAGCAATTGCTTGACAACCCCGCCGAAGCGCGTGGCCTGCCCGGCGCAGAGGATAACTGCTACAACCGGATCATTCATCGGACTCGGCCCCCGTTCGATAATATGCATGTTTCGCCGAAAGGTTCTCGCGGATCCTGTTGCCCATTGCCAGGTCGACCGCATCAAATGTAACCCCCATCCGCGTGTGAATTTCAATGATCCAATCGAATCTGTCGTCAGTAAGGAGTCCCTTGGCGCCTGCCAATACGTCCAGCTCGCTGCCCTCCACATCGATTTTCACCAGGCCCGGCTTCCCGACCAAAGGATAATCCGCACGCTGACGTAATATGTCATCGAGGCTAACCGCATCTAATCCTACCTCGGCATCGTTGGCTTCGACTGGGCTCCATGGGGTTTGGCTGCGCTTTGCCTTCTGCCCTTCGCGACCGGCAAAGCATAGGTGCCGGCAGACATTCGGGAGCAGCTGTGTATTCCAGCACAATAACCCGAATCGCAGAGCGTTGGCCTCTAAGGCGACAACCGATCGGCAGTGATGTGCGGCGATCATTGTGTGGTAACCCCAGCCCGCGCCGACATCAAGGAAAAACCCATATCGTTCTGACTCCAAGATCCCCACGATCGGCGCTTCGTAAGAGAGGTCTTTGAACCAGGAATTCCGGTTGGTGAAACTTATGTGTAGCGGCGATGGCCCGTGCGACCAAAAGTCGCCATATCTGTTCCGTCCATTCAGCAATTCAATGCGGGGGTTTATAACCATCGGCCCAGCACCTCCTTATATGCATTCATTGTCTGTCGCCCTGCGATTTCCCAGGTATAGTTCTGAAGCATCCGCATCTGGATCTGCGCTGTATCCGTCGCAGTCGCCTTCAGACATCCCTGCATACTTTCCGGCGTGAACGGATCGATATAATAGACTGCATTCCCAAAGTACTCGCGGGCAGATCCGCGGTTAGTCGGCGCGACCGGCACCCCCAGCGCGGCGGCCTCTAACACGGCCAGGCCCGGGGTTTCATAGATGGATGGCTGCGCGACAAGCCTGGCGCCTTTCATGTAGTGATAGATCCTCGGGGGCGGGATCCCCATAAAAAACTCTGTCCGCGCACGTCTCTTCTGCGCCATCTCCCAGCAGGCCCAATAATAATCATGTTCATAATGACAGTCGCCTACCATCAAAATCGGCACATCGACATCGCGCATGGCACTGAGAAATCGGAATTGATTTTTCCGGCCTTCATTGCGCCCAACGATCAGGATGTAGTCTCGCATGTCGCAGAGTTCCCAATCCTCGAGTCCATTCCCATTTGTCTGCTCATTAATGTCGGGGGGCACAGCGTTTACCACGACTCGCATCTTAGACTTCGGCACCTGGAACTCTCCGGAGATAAGCGCCGCCTCAGCATGGCTATTCGGGAGCAATAGGTCGGCTTCATGGTAAGCCCAATGGAACTGCCGCAGGTGATGTGCCATTCGCCGCTGCGGGTGATGCATCTCCTTGTAAGTCCAGTAAATCGTGGAGAGCACGATCTTTTTGCCGAGGCTACGAGCCTCGGCCATCCGCATCGGGGTCTTCCCATACACACCGAAAAAGTGAACTACCTTGGCCTTTGTCCAGTCATAGACAATTTCGACGCCTAACCGCTCAAGCCATTTGATCGTCTCGGCCTGCTGGGTTTCCATCCCGCCGAAACCGGCAGGTTTCCCGAAGCCAAAGCCCTGCCGGTGGATTGCGACGCGCATGACTTACCTCTATTTCTCTATAAGCCTCTTCAGGTGTTCGATCCCGTTCCCATTTTTGCTATCGCGCCTCTCGCGCCAAGACAACACGGCCGCAGCAACGCCCAGGCTCACGATAACAATTCCGGCAAGCCCCGCGCAGAAATCAAACCCCATGTCAGTCCTCCCGCCGTTCTAAAATCGTGAGGATTTTGATAACCCCCTCTTTGATGCAATCGACTTTCCGGGTGAGAGTATTTAAGAGCCATCGCAATAAGATGAGCGCGACCAGGCCAGCGAATCCGAATCCCATCAACTTCTCAATTTCCAGCCCCTCTACCATGTGATGCCTCGTGTCCCTTCCGGCTCTACAAACCATTCAAAGTTGCCTTCATTGATTTTTGCAAAATTCAGGTCACCATCTGGTTTGACGAAGAACGAAACGCGCCGCATATCTGCGGTTTTGTTCCGTGGATGCTTTGTCTGTTGCCCGTGGTAGATCACCAGGATCGCCTTGCCCATCCTGGCCGCCAGCGCACGCGCATGGTTCAACGCGCCTTGATAGCAATTTGTCCCCCCGGGTTGATTGTGCCAAGTGTAGATCTTCTGTGCCATCAGGTAGCCCCCAAGATTTCGTTTATCGCATCACCAATCATTGCGATCTTATAGCGTTCTAAAAAATCTGCAATTAGAAAATTCCCATCCTTGGTGACCACATCCCAAATCACCCGATCGGTGATCCACATATCCGCATGGCAATGCCCGCCCTTAGAACGGCTATACATACAAACGCGGCGGAAGTGCTTCCGCAGAAGCAGCCAGAGGGCGAATGTGTCCTGGCCCCAGGAGAGATCCACCGCCTCGCCACGGAGATGTGGACTATTTGCAGATCCGCCCTTCCGATCATTCCAGGCGCCGCAGCGGACGCCGGATGTCGGGAATAAAGGCTGGCCAGCCTCGAGGCGTGCATTTTCGAGTGCATCGATAGCAAGCTCTTGCATGTCGGCTCGTCCACAGGAATCGCGGCAGGACAGCTCGGAACGTGTGAAATGAGTGATGCGGCCATCGGTTGTAAGGTAATATCCTTGGAAGATTCGCGCGATCATGTCAGGCTCGTTTCCAGCATCGCGTGGCGACACTTAACCAGCATGTCGTCACAAGATGTGCCGCCGGTGGGGAACCAGTGCACCTCGATAATGTGATTCCCCGCGGCCCATCCGGTGATGTCATAAGCATCGATAACCGCGAACCAGACCCAGCCGGAATAGTCTGCGCAATCGAGTGTCGATGTCCGCATGTTTTCAGCGCCGAGGTGATCAACTGTCAGCTGTAGATTCCCGGTGCCAATGTGGGGAACGTTGATTTTCTCCATGATTGTCAGGCGATCCCAAGGGCAGGCATCTGTAATGCGTATCGAGTAAAACCAGGATGGGTTAACGATACTCGTGTATTCGTAATAGTCATGGAATTGTGCTTCATGTAACCGTTCCATGCCTTTGTAGAGACGCCAATTATTCAGAAACATCGTGTTGCATTTGATCGCCGAGATCAGCAGCGGTGGCGTGCTTGTCCAGAAATCCGTGGTGTCAGACCAATCGCCTATGGTCATGTTGCCTCTCGCGTCAGAACGCCTACCATGCTCCGCAGCCGCGAATGCCTTTGGAGCGGTGCGTTAGACTTTTCCTGCAATTGGAATTCATAGCTGCCAGCAACCCACGCTCCCGATGGCGGGGTGAGGTCAACCGTGATCATAATCGACTGATATTGATACCCGGGGAAGGGATTACCCAAGAGCCAAATGGGTAATGAGATCGGTTGATAGCCTGTGGCATCCGGGTAGTATGCGGCGCGTTCGGGGCAGTAAATCCGCATCCAGCAATCCAGCGGCGCCAACAGCGGTGCACCCTCTTCGGTTACGGCCAGATGGAACATGTAGACCATCTGATCATAAGGTTCAGTGCCATCTAACGTGACTCCCCACAAAGCACGATTTGTCCACGCGCCTACAGTGAAAAATCCATCGATCTGATCTCGGCCCCAATTGACAAAGGTTTCCTGCTCGACCAGCGCGTGGGAATTCTGCGTGAGATTGTGTAGCTTGGTGCACGCCGTGAGAAACGGGGTTTTATCAAACCAATCTGAAGTCGGATCTGTCCAGCTGCCGATTGCCATTTATGGCTCCAAAGATGAGGTCAGATAGACTTGTAAGTATTTGGCACTAAAGCTTCCGGACGGACATCGCCCCAACACTGCGACGCTATAAAGGATCCCATCGGATTCTGCGAGACCTGTGCTATGATGCTTATCAATTTGCACCCACCCGATTCCGCTGACGGTCGCTCCAGTTGCATTCGGGATTGTCGCAATAGTATTGTCGTTTTCGTCTCGCACCTCGAGGCGGATATAGTTAGTCCCTGAGTTCGCGCTGATATAGATCCACGCGCCGAGCCCATCCCATGCTTGCCCGCTGCGGATATAAAGGCCCGTATACCAGGACGCTTCCGTCCATGCGGCGAGGTTGAAACTGATGGTATCTGAGCCATCTCCGGCGATGGCGGCCGTCATGCGGTCGTACCCGAGAAGCATCCGATTCTGATCCGCAGCGAGCTCGGCGAATTCTTCATGCTCAATAACCTGTTGGTAATTCGCCACGCTACGATTGTCGTCCCAATCGCCGATAGCCATGCTTATACTCCATAAACCCAGCAGTCATCTGTGGTACCGACTCCGCCACAAAAGCCATAACCGCATCCTGATGCGGGTTCAATTACATCCGAAACATCCATTAATTTCGCCGTGATCGCGCGAGCAGACGGATCCTTCTCGATGTCGACCACCAATCCATATCCCTGGCGTACTGGCCGCGCGCTATCAATATACACCACTTCGCCCAAATACATATTTAATTCATCGATCTTTGATTGCAACCTGAAAACCTGCCGTGGATTATGGGGCAGCCCCGCACGCGTGAAATAAAACCCCTGCAGCAGCCCCCGGACGGTGCTGTAGTCTGCCGAGACATAACCTCGCAACGTGAAAGTATAAGGGTATTCCATACGGTATCGCGTCACGCTATCGTTCGCAGCGCCAGGCGCAGGGTACTGTGCCCCACTCGTGGGACTGCCGCCATCGCCATAACCGGTCTGCGCACTCAGCACGTTATAGATATCAAGATGTTCAACTTGCAGGTCGACTAAGTTATAGCGCTTTCCGATGCATCGTGTGACCCATTGTGAAGGATCCGGCTCAAAAGTCATAACCGAAATTTTCGCTTCATGTGTCGGGAACGCGGTTGCGATTCGATGCCGCATGAAAGTACGCAACAGGCGCAGGGGATCGACGACATTGTCAGACCAATATGTGATCTTATAGGCAGCGCTTTTGGCTTCAATGTCTGCCCAGGCAGCCAGATCCAACCACGCTTCAGGGATGTCAGACAACGTCGTAAGCATGTGGCGAGCGGCGACGATTACGTTCGTGGCGGTATAGCGGATCCCGCTATTAAAGGTCACGGTATCGCCGATGTCCCATGCGCCATTCCAGAAGGCGGCGGGGATAGAGATAGATCCAGAAATCGATGTGAATCCGGCGCCGGTGCTGCCACCACCGTCTAGGCCAATCTTCGATCCATCTATTGTGTAATCGGTTGCTGTGGTGAAAGTAATTGTCCAAGTCTGCTGCCGGCAGTAAGCGGGATCGCACGATGCCTGGTTCTCATTTATCGTGCCCGTATTGGATGTTGAAGCCACAAACTTCCCGAGAGAATTCGCCCGCGTTTCGCCGCGCAGTAGCCATATAAAGATATCCTCGAGACGCCAGCGGGTTTTGCCCCCGGGGAGAGGTTTTGCGTCCGCCAGGAAATACCGCCCGATCTTCAAGACGGAGCCGGTGCCCACGATCCACACGCCGATATCGACATGCTTGCCGAACCAGTTGTCCTGATAAATATCGCTCGTAGGGATGTGGGGATCAAATCGCCCGGTTGGATCCACGAATTCAATATCCGTATCAGAGCCTCGGTATTCGGCGAATTGAACGTCGCGCGCCTGCTTGACTGGCCGCATATTTTGCACAAAAGGTGTTAGCTGTAGATTCCGCCCACCGGGGTCATAACAGACAACGACAACCACTCCCGGCACGTGCGGCTTTGCCAGCAAGGCTTGCCAATCAGCAGGATAGATGCCGGAGAATGAATTGTAATCGCACGAGACAACATCGCACGGATCACATGGCGGCGGGGGCACCGGTTTTGTGCAGAGACACGCCTCCTCTTCATAAGGCTTGCAGGCGCCGATACAGAGGTTCTGATCGCTGCCCCAAAGTACGAGCTGATTCTCCGGCTCATAATTGCTAGGCAGGATCAGTCCATACAACCACTCCCAGGCAGGCCCGCCCGTGAATTCAGGATCGACTGCCCACAGATCGCCAGCGCCCAGGCCAACGTTATCGCAGGTAGCGCACGTCACGTGGTTGCAGAGCTGGCTCAACCCGAAATAGCAATTATTATGACTGGTGAGCGTGCCGCCCATCATGAGGCCACAGTAATAGGCATAGGTGCCAGAGTAGAAAATGTTGTTCTTCACCGTGAAAGTCGAGGTGCCACCGAAATTGTTGATCGAGACGCCATACTTGAAATTCATGAATGTGCAGTTTTCGATGTCAATTGTCCCGATCGCAGCAGAGGCGAAGTAGAGTGGCGCCTCAGTGTCTCGCATGACGCAGTGCTGTATGCTCGCGGTTTTGCATTGGTAAAGTTGAATGAATCTTTTGTCCCCCGTTATGAAGCCCTGCGCCTGCCGCGCATAACAGCACCGCACCTCGAGGTCGAGTGTGATAGCGCCGACGCCGCTAACCCTGATAATATCCTGAGAATAGTTTGGCAGGGATCCGGCATCGATGCATTCGATGCGGATGTGCTTCGCGGTTTCCTGGATCGCAAATGGGACGGGATTCTGGCCGGAAGCATTACCAATGGTGACACGCAGGTTGCGAATCGACACGTAGTCAGCATTCGCTTGGATCGCAAAGCCATCATTCCCGGCTGGAATATTGAGCTGCCAGATCGGCCAGGACGTGTTGGGATAGCCTTCAATAATCAGCCCTGGCCGGACATCGTAATCGTCACCCTGGAAGGCGGTGCCGATTGGGATCCCGTAGTTATTCACGCCGGAATAAGGGGTGCCGGTGTTGACAACCTTGAGAATATGCCCGATGGGATCCGGCAATGCCGCGATGTTGGAAACGCTGCCTTTCATTGACGCCCAAGGCAACAGTTCAGATCCATCGCCGGTAACATCATCGCCGATCACATTGTTACACCAGAAGGTTGACATCAGATATCTCCGACAGCGAAATCTCCTACCGCCGAGAGGTACCCGAACGGCTGCACCTCATTCGGGCAATACATGGCATGGAATTCAATCTCGCCTGCCGTGGCGGCATCGATACTCCAGGGTAGTTCGACCGGCTGCGCCACGCTCGCGCGATGCAGCACAACCGTGATCGTGGCGTCATGGCAGGGGAATGTGTGAATCAGCGTCACCCGATACACCGCTCGCCGTTGCACAATTTGCCAAGCCATCTGATAGCCTCCGGGCACAGGCGTATTCACGGTGTCATAAAAAGTTGCAAGTGTGCGGGGATTGATCTCATCGACTGAGACGCGGATCACCAGGTGGTTCCGGAAAGCGCAGATATATCGGGTATCTGTGGCAGGCGAGGAATCGTAAGACGAGAAGTGCTCGCCAGCATCGATAATAGATGCAATCACCACGTTCCCAAGGATGAATTCATCCGGCTCTGCATCGCCCTCCGCCAACAGGCGGCATTCAAAAGTCCCAAGGGTATAGTCAGCCAGCGCCTCAGTGCATCCCTGACAAAGATCATCTGCCATGCTTAGCTCCCTGCAGACGGGGGATAGCATACCGCCCCGGTATATTCGCGGAATTCCAAGGTAATGATCTGGTCGGCATGGGGATGGCCATGATACCACGCCTCGAAAATCGCCTCGGGGTTCCACAAGACCACACAATATTTCTCCTCACTATCGTCCATGTAGTGAGGATAAAACCAAAAGCGATCACGGATCATCCGGATAAAATTCAGGCGTCCCAGGGTACTGGCAAAGACTGTAATGAATTCAAATGTTGCCCGGTAGTGATCGACGCCCTCGTCATAAACCGTGGGATCGCCGAGCTGGGATTCTATTTTGATCTGCGAGACATATTGCCACTCGCGGCTATGACCAACTTCGATTTCGTCAAAATCGTATGTGCCGCCCAGGAGCGTTTCGAATCTCACTGCGGTAGCCATCAATCCGCCTCCGTTCCTTGATCGGCCAACTCTTTCCGGCGCGGCTCATAGTGACGATCGTAGATCCGGACATATGTCATTTCATTGGCCTCATTGATTTCGACGACGGGTTCAAAGTTAAAGCCCTGTTCACTGATTGTCCCCGGCGCAGACTGCAGCGCGTCTCCGGCAGCAATCGGCGCGAGCCGTCGTTGTACCCCCTGCATGAATAAATCCGCAAAACGGCCGCCTTCATATCGGGCAAAAAAGTCTGGCCCGGGAGATTGGAAGCCGCCTGACAGCAATGAGCCGAAGCTGGGGACTGGCCCGCTACCAAAGATCGACAGAATCGTCTTTAGGATTAAAGCCTTAACGATCGCCGCCGTGAGTTGTGCGAGCAGGCTCTGGAAGAATTTTCCTGCCGCAGACGTGGCTTTTCCGAACGCCTGCGCCAAACCTTGTCCGGCCAGGTTCCCAAGGCCATCGACGGCAGACATAAGCGTCTGGAACCCGATCTGCCCGAAATCAGATGCCTGGCGCATCTGGTCTTGCATCATCTCCCATGGAGTGGGATCGGAAAGTTTCTCATGATACCGCTCTAGCTGTCCCTCGAGCTGGTTGTAATATGCGAGATCCTCTTCGGTAGCATTAACCAGCAACTCCTGCCGCGTGCCGAAGGTTTCAATCATCGCATCGCGTTCTTGCTTTACGAGATCGAATAGCGCCTGGTACTGTCCGCGCCGTTCCATGAAAGTGCGCTGGGCAGCGGCGCGCCTCCGCTCAGCGCCGATATCGCGTTCGGCAGGTAGCCCGGCCTCGGCGCCTGGCTCTTCGAATACAGGGGCAGCGGCGGTTGGCGCTTTGCCAGCGATGTCATCCATCCCCTTGCTGACCTTCTCGTAATCGCTGGCCAATTTCCGCGCCGCCTCAGCCCCGCCATACATGATCTTCTCGATCGCCCCGATGGCAGCATTGATCGGAGAGACATTAGCGACCGTCCGCGCGGCGAATGGCAGGCCTGTTACAGGGTCAATCCCCGAGGCGATATCCCAATATGCCTTAAGAGTTGTCTTCGCCTTATCATCGCCGAATGCGGCTTTGACCAGCGTGGGGATATCACTGATGAGCACAAGCGCCGCCATCACCCGCTGGACAGCGGTGCGGAAGGAATCCCACTGATTGATATAATTCCCGATCTCTAAACCAAGTGCGAGTGCGGCGAGTACCCCGACAATGGTCAGGAGATTCACGCTGATCGATTTCAGTGTCGGGATGAAATTCGCCTGTGCCACGTGTCGGAATTGATTCAGCGCAGTAATAGACTTTAGGACTTGGCTGCCGAAGATGAGAAACGTGCCCCCGGCCAGCGCGATAACAGCAATAAGGCCTCCACCCCCGCCAACCACCAACCCCATCATGCGGATTAATTCGCGATGGCTATCGGCGAATTCTGCGAATGCCACAACCGCGTCCCGGATCTTTGTTACTAATGCCACGAGATCATCGCGCAGCGCTTCGAAGATAGTGATCTCGATGTCTTCAATCGCGGATTTCAACAACCGCCCGGCGCCGGAGAAAGAGTCTAATTGAATCGCGGCCATCTCCGCGGCGGCCTCGGTCGCGGTGATTTTCTCCGTAAGATCAGCGAGTTTCTCGCTCCCCTGCTGTGACAGCGTCAGCCATACGCGGGCACCCTCGGCGCCGAAAACCTTCATGGCTTTCTGCGCATCGAGATGCCCGCGTTCGAGAGCGCCGACAATATCTGCCATCGAGTGCAATTGCGGATTGATATCGTCTGCGGTAAGGCCCATCTCCCGTAGCGTTGCCGCGCCTTCGCCGCTGATATCTGTCAGTTTCAACAGCGATGTCCCAAGGAGTCGCCCGGCACTTGATGCTCGGACACCCGCCGAGACGAGTACGCCGAGCGTGCCCACGGTCTCCTCGAGGGAAATCCCTAATGCGCTCGCGCTCGAGCTAACAAATGGCAACGCAATCCCGAGGCGTTCGAGTGTCAACTGCGATTTCCCGATACTCGCGGCGAGCACATTTGAAACGCGCCCGGCATCAGAGGCGGCTAACCCGAAAGCATTGAGCTGGCTAACAACAATCTCGGTAGAGGATGCCAGGTCTGATTGTGTCGCCGCCGCCAGATCCAGGATGGGCTTGAGCGACTGCATCTGTTCCTGCGCACTCTGCCCCGCACTGGCGAGGAAATACATCCCCTCACCAGCCTGGCGCGCAGAGAATACCGTCGCCCGTCCCATATCCTTTGCGAAATCAGAAAGTTCTCGGAATTGCGCTTCGGTGGATCCGGATACCGACTGAACATTCCGCATGGTCTGTTCAAAATCCGCACCGGTTTTAATGATGGCTCGGGACGCTAAGCCAAGAGGGACTGCAATGGCAGCGCCAAGCGCCGCGAATTGCATGCCCATGCGCTGGGTCTGCTCCCCCATCCGTTTGGATTTTAGCGCAAAGGCATCAAGTCTTGCATCGGCCTGGTCCATCTTTTGAAGGAAGTCGCCGATCGCTCCCTTCAGAACTACCTCGAGCTCCGCCAGTCGAGTCGCCAATTGCCCTCCGTGGCACCATGGGCAGACTACCGAACATCTTCATCAAGGTCTTATACTTAAGCCCGGCGCCTGCTCCTTTCAGGCGCGACAAGACCCCGCGTAATCTGCCATATAGTTTCTGGGGTTCCTTGCCATGAATCATTCCCAGCAGGCTCATCCGCCTTTGTACATCGCGAATAGCGGCCTGCTTTGAGTACAGCATCAACTCTTCAAAGTTGAACTCTCGGATTTCGTCGAGCCTGTATCCTCGCCCAACGAGCTCATCAACTGTTTGAGCGAATCGAACCACGCCTTCAGCGCGGCCACCGGCATCCCCGCCGCCTCCAGGACTCCGAAAAAAGCCTTGGCGACTCCCTGGTGTATCCTCACGAACACCTCGACGATATTAAGCATATCCTCTGCATCCATATCGTCATAATCGGCCTCTGTGAGATTGGTAGCCAACTCGAGCATCGCTACCAAGGGATCCCAAATTGCAACCACCAGACTGCCGATAAACGCATAACCACTCGCAGCCTTATCCGTTTCTTCGGCCTTGGTCTTAGTCGCCGCCGTCAGCCCCGCCAACGCGCTGACGAATGTCCCCGCATGCTGAATGATTTGCCGCAGCTTTAAGCGACTGACTTCAGCTATCCGCCCGTCACGAAGCGGGACACATTCGGGTACCCGGAGCACAACCCTGGCCTCGCTATCTGCACTACCATCACTGGGCTTCAAAGAGCCTCCTGCTGCCATCAGAACATCCTCCTTACGTGGCCGGACAAGTCGATTGAATCTCTATGTTCCCAAAAGGCTCTGCAGGATGCAGAGACGCACAGTCGGTTGCCCGGAACCGAATCGGGAACTCCACAATCGACTCGCCGAACTCCATGGTAAACTCTGCGGTAATGAGCGCAGCCCACAGGTTGATATTCAACCACTTGCTGGCACAGGGGAACGCATGCTCAAACCGCACGCCATAATGCCTGCCACAATCCGGCTTTTTGAACGGGATCTTACACGATGAAACATCGGGGATCCAATTCACTCCCAGGGCAGTCGCCAGATTATAGACGGTGATCTCATGGATGAGCACTTCCAACTCAAACTCTGCGCGGATTGGAATCGCAGCATCGAACTGACCATCCCGGCTACGGTAATGGTCAATGTATGTCGGGCGATAGGTAAAGCGTATCACCCCACACTCGCCGAGATTCGTTTCCGCGCCACCGCTGTGGTTACAGACAAAGACCTGACCAGAATTGACCGTGTAATTCTCGTTGGTCGATTCTTCGGTGCAGGCGTCACAGATGGACACTAATCTCACCTCCTCTCACAGGCAAAATTCCGGTTGCCCGGGGCGGCAGCATTGATACGCTACCTTGAACATATATCGCGTGCTTTGGTGCCAGGCCTGAATAGTGGAATCGACGTCCGGCTCATCCAGGTCACCATCCCACCGCGAATTCATCACAATGATCTCATCTGAGGATCCCGGGCTGCAGCAATCAAAGTCACACTTGGCACAGCCGAAGCGCCGCCGGATCCAGTAGAGGATGTCGCCCAAAACCAAGTCGGCGTTTTGGGTTTCAGAATAATCGATACGCACATATGGGGTAAAAGTGCAGAACACATGCTGTAGCGGCTCACTGACAAATCCGGGGATCGGAGCGCCAAAGGCTTTCCCGTAACACAGGCATGCGCGGAAGGAGCCATTATCTGGTCGCGCCGCTCGCCGCAGGCCATCGGTTGTGTCCAGAATCGCCATCAGGTGCTGGCAGCCTAAAAGACAGTCGCACACATAAGAATAAAAAGCACTTATCCTCATAACTGGATGCTCCGATCAATTACCTTTTTGTATTCATCCTGGATGTACTGTAGCACAACTGCCCGCTGTTTTTCAAACGCTTCAAATAGGAACCCCCCGTCCGGCAGATTCTCTATAAACTCTGCATATGCTCGATCGGTGCCAACGCTGACCTCTACCGTCCGCATGGTAACATTTGTGATCTGCGCGGTCTGCGATCGCCACAGCGCGCCAGTCAACACATGATCTTTCGCCGTAATAATCTGCGCAGCTGAATTGGCAATGATCAACCCCCCGCCCCGGAAGACGCGTCCGATATCTAAGCCGAACCGAGTCTTCAGGGCGGCGATATTCTTCTTCGCATTCCGGATCCCCCGCAAATTCTGTTCTTCCTGTGCTGTAATACCCATCAATCCTGCCCCGGCCTTGTCGGCGGCACCTTGATTTCACGCACCCAACATTTCATGTATTCCATCGAATCTTGACCGCGTGGCCGTTTGGCCATCGTAACGATCATCTCTGAGCCTCCGGAGCGGATCACCTTGTCGCCGGTTTGGATGTCTTTCAATTGCCCGATCATCATGAAGCGCGCTACCTGGCGCTCGCCTTCATCGGCATATAGGGTCTCGGCATCGGGGTGATAAATCCGGCAATGATACCGCGCGATGTGTGCCGTGAAGACCGGGATCTTGCCACATGCGCTATCGCTAAGCGTGGTCTTCCGCTGGATCGCTACGGTTTCATTCAACAACAATCCGCGATACATTAAAACACCCGCCCCCCAAACTGCTTCCGCAGGAAACTGAACAGCAACCCGTCGATCGCAGGGATCCCGGTCTCATTATGCACCGCCGCACGTTCGAATAATTCCCGGAGAGTATAGGCATAGCCGTCCACCGATTCGCTCGCAAAGTTCGCAAACATCGGCGCGGTAACTGTGTCCCACTTCCCGCCCTCTTTCAGGAGCAGACACGTTGCCAGCGATATGGGATCCGGACATGCGGCATAGAGCCCCCAGGTCGCCTCGACTGCGATATTCTTAAACCCATATGGGAATATCGACGATGTCCCACTGCAGTATGCCACTGCGGCTTCGCCGGTCGGCGGATCCATCTGGTTCCGCGGCCACGGTCGACCGTCTTTATGGATCAGCCAAGTCCCGCGGATCCTATAATCTGCGACCGTGAAAGTCGCTGTAGAATCATCAAGATTCGTGATGGCGGTCAATTCCAGGATCGGCCCATCGCATGGCAAATAGAACATCCCGGTGCCATCGACATAGCGGGTCTCTTGTACTGGCAAAAAATGCTGCCCGCAGACTCGATCGATGATCGACATAGCAATCCGAATGAGATATTGAATATCATCATCCGGCAGCGGGCTGCTTATGAGACAGCGTGCACGCGCCTCGGTTACGGACAGGTAATAATCCGCAGCTGCAAACGTCCCAGCTGCATAGACATAGAATTCCAGCGTGGCCGTTACGGCATCGTGCCCAGCCTCCGGGGTGTAGTACCACTTGTCATAATGCTTACCCAAAGTCTCGGCGCCAGGGACGGCCCAATCCACATAATAAAGCCCGGTAGCATCGCGCACGATCCCGCTGGCCACAAAGGTGTGTAAAACCGTGAGATCCGCCGCGAGAATCTCTACCTGCGTGAATGCATATGGGTCATAAAGATTCCCCTCGGGATCGTGGAATTTGATGCCAAGTCGGACGGTCTGGCCCCGCTCGGCAGCATAGCGTGAAACGGCCATCGCAATCGCCTCCTAATATGCCTGCGCGGTGAAACCACGCAATGCTTCGATGATGTCCTCATCGACATCAAACACCTGAAACGAAAAACATGGCGGGATAGAGCAGTCCAGGGTCACCAGCCATGCCCCGAGTGCATCCGGGGTGAAGTCCGCGTAGTAGACTGCCGTCGCGCCGATCTCTACCGCACCCGGCGCCAGCGCCAGCACCAGCAAGGGATTGTAGACTTCAACCGTGATATTCCCGGCGATCCCCGTTGCCAAGGTTTTGTCCGCATTTAGGATCCGCATGAACACGCGGATTGGTTCGTTAATGATGTTCATGCGGTAATCGTCCCTTCCTGATATACAAAGAAACTCCCCCAGCCATAGACAGCGTCGGCAACGACGCTCACGGAAACTTTATGCATTCCGCCGCTGTCTGGTGTGGCGTTGTAATAATATTCTCCGCCCCCGATCTCGGTTGCATTCCCGGATGCGAGGATTGTGTTGTCCTCGCGCCGGACTTCGACCGCGACTGTTCTGCCCGTCAGCGGCCCGGTTTCATCAACCACCGCGATCGGGATCTGGATCTGTTTCCCGATCGGATGTAGCCCACACCAGCCTGTGCTCATGGCGTTATCTCCAATGTAGTTGCGTTATACATTTTCCCAATATCCAACTGTTCTGAAGAGAACTATCCCCATGCCCGCGCCACTGAAATCGGCACAAAAGCAGAACTTCTGGTCGACGATTTTAATAATCGTTGTGAAATTGAATTGAGCGTTGACTGCCTGGAGCCTATAGCTTTGCCGCTTCCCGTTAGCCTCAGATTCATACGGGTGTAGGACTAACCGACCGGCGATAGCTGCTCTGTCTAAATATGTCACATACACCAGGGCGGCAACGACATCGCTGCTTAGAAACTCTGAACAATCTACCTCAAAGTATTTGAAGGCCCAAGGGGAACTGACAGTCGGACTGTTAGTGGTAATCGCATCCCCCGCGCTCCATGCCACGGTCATAGGTGCTGTCAAAGTAATTCTATTTGTCAGCGTGTTCACCGATTCAATCAGCCTGTATTCTCCGATGGTTGAATTGTATAGTCTCAGGTGCCCGATCTCGTTCCCGGTCACAAGTCTCGGCACAATGCTGTCTTCATTGCCGACAACATTTTTATAGACCAAAATGGTATCTGAAACAAACGTATCTATCTCCGCGGCAAAAATTGTATCACTGCTAGCGGCATTCCCGAAAATCTCATCGTCACTCGTGTAGTTAACAAACCTCGTGAGGGGGCTCGGAACGCTACCGCCGATCCTGGTTACAATGATCATGATACCCGCGCTCCTCTCGGACTCGAGTTCGGGATTGCCGCACAGTTCCATGACCAGCCGTTGCCGACGATTCCGCCGTTATAGTGTGGTACACTCGCATCGTGTACCTGCGTGCCGGAGCCTTCATCGAAATTGAATCGCATGAGATCGGTCGGGCGAGCGGCAAATGGGTATCCGGTCATGAGCGGCCAGTCCACATAGTCACTGCAAATCGCCAATTGCCAAATCCGCATTGCCATGCCCCGGCCAACCATCGCCGACGCTTCTGGCAGCAACATCACAAATGCATTCCCGACCGGCCACGGCGGTTTGAGGCTCCCATTAATCACGGCTTGGTATGCTGTCTGGATCGGTGGGAAGAGAGAGATGCTTTGTACCCGCCACTCGATGAAGTAATGCGTGCCGACCACCATTTTATTGACAACAGCGTTGCCGTAGCCTCCGGTGCCGACGCCCGCCCAGCGGACGGCAAAAAAGTCGTGTGTGCCCTCGACATAGATTTCAATGCCTTCAACTATAGCCCCGCCAGCATCCCGCGTTGCCCATTCGAATAGATACGCATCGTGTGGCGCTGGCATATTCAAGACCTCAAACTCCATTGTAACTGTGAGATTTTTCCGGTCACTTGGCTCCGGCATTGGAATCGCAACGTGCGCGCTGCCCGGCGTATCGCCTGGCAATTCGATGTAACAGCGCCGCTGTTTAGATACCCCCACTGCTTACTCCCCCGGAATCCTACAGGATCCCGTAAGTATAAGATCCATAATCAGCATCGATCCGCATGGCCCCAGGCCCGGCTGGACGGATGAAATATCCACGCGCGGTAAACGTAATGGCCTTCCCACCGCTGGCCCGCCGCACCACAAATTCCGCATTGGCCGGCAGAATCATTGCCTGCACATAGGTGCGCTTCCCGTGTTCGTAAAACCCCTGCACGTAGTCGAATTCAAAAAAGGTGCCGCCCTGTTGATATGCCAATACCAATTCTGTGCTGGCCTGATCGCCACTCGGGAAATCCAGATCTTGAATCGCGATACAATAGTGGCTCGGCGGCCTCACGATAATATGCCAGTTATCATCGGCCCAGGTCATTGGTACACGATACCAGGATTGAACCGGCTTTCCAAAAGCAACGGCGCGCCGGAATTTATTGATCATCGGATAGCCCATGTCTTCTCCTCCTCGCGGACATTTGTATTAACTCTCTCCGCAATCGCCTGACGAACACGAGCAATGATCTCGCTGGATGAAATCGCTCGCATACACTCCAGCGTCGTACATGTCGGTCTCTTGTCAAAGCAGGGACACTTGGGTAGCCCCAGGGATCCCGCCTTCCAAATTGGAAAGGCATATCGATAATGCGATAAGCGTAATCGTGGCGGCCAGCTTGAGTATAGATCTATATGAGGGGTTTCAACCGCTTCCGCCAAATGACACAACCCGGTATCCGGAGAGATCACGGCATCGCATTCGGCGACGATCGCACATAGCTGCCGGATATTGAGCTGCCCCGTGAGATTCAGATCGGCTGGCCAATCCAGGAAGTCGTTGTACGTTAAAACCGCCGACATATTCTCTTCATTCAGGCGATGCGCCACTTCAATGACTTGCGCCTCGGGGAATGTCCGCAGATGGATCGTGCTGCTTTTCGCAGCGATAGCCACGCGCGGCGCTGGGACTTCAGCGAGAGTCTGCCTGGCCCATTGGCGTTCGGCCTCGGTCAAGACGGGCACACAGAACCGATACTCCTTGGGGCGGCTCCCGAGGAGATAATCAAAATAGATATCGATCCGATCGGTGGTATATTTCGCATGATGCCGTTCAGCGAATCCCCGCAAATCGATTGCATCAAAAGATCCCCGCATGCTGGAGATTTGATAGGTGCAGGTAAGCCATGGCACGTTTTCAAATAGCTCGCGGTGATAAGAATTAGTCGCCCAGGCAAAGCGCAGATGTGGGTGTGCCTCATCCAACGCTTTGATCGCTGCCGAGATAATCACCAGATCGCCGAGACCAATGTCGCGGACAATAACAACCTCTGTCCCGGGGCGGAGTTTCTTCAAGTGATCCGATGGCCAGAGCCGGAAGTCTTTGTAGGGGTCTCGGAAATATCCCGTCCGCAATAGCCAGTTATAATCGTGCTCACATTTAACACCGAAGATCTCGCCGCGCAGAGCGTGGTAGGTGTTGCTCATGGGGACGGTGCCCTGCCATGAAACGGAACGCTTCAGGATCAGGTGCCCGCAATACTTCGGCATGGTTTACCCCTGGCAACATAGAGCAGGGAGTCCGCCCTTGGGCGCTGGCGGCTCCCTGCCCCGCGAAGATATCGTTGACGGCCTAGTAGGTGCTGGACTCGACGCAGCACTCATCCCTGGTCGTCAGGTGATCAAGCAATACTGCGGCATCGGTGTTGATGATGCCGGTATCGAACGCGATCCTGAAGATATGGAACGTCCGTGAATTCACGCCATCCCGCTGACGCTCGTAGTTGATATCATACTGAATACCAAGCACGAGGTTCTTCGGGTCTGTCAGAAACATGAACGTCCCCGCCTGGCCATCTTCATAATGCCCGCAGGCATTCGCCAGATCGGTCGGCAGGAGCGGGATCGTTTCCATCGGAGTGGTCATCCAGGTTGCGGGAGCCTCCCCCGTGATAACCTTGTCCCCGAGGGCAGTCCCCCGCTTCTGCAGAATGTCTGCCCAATCCTGGAACACGTCGTCGGCCATGAAGAAGCGGAGTTTCTTTTTGTCCCGACGCCACTTGGTCGGGAGCTGCTTCATCATCTGCCCGAAATGACAGATGTCCAAGCAACAATTGGGGAAGGTCGGCGTCACAATGTGAGCCGCCTTGAGCTGCTTGTACCATCCATCGAAAAGGTGAAATACGCTGGTGTCTACATCCGCATGGACATAGGAATGATCGATGTTGGCCATAAGCGCCATGATCTCCAACTCGTTTGCGAGCTGGGATCCGACCATCTTTAATACCTGCTTCTCCAGCGCATCGCCGGTGAGATTGTCTGCGAGCATGTCGTCGCAGATCGGGATGACGGCCTTGAATTTGCGCGCGGTCAGTTTGAAGCCTGTGGCCGACATGCCGCCGGTATCGACGTAGTCACCACAGTTGTCCGGGCGCAGCATACCTTTGTTAATATCGATAAACCGCACCCACTTCTCATTGGTCGTCATCCGCTCGACTCTGACCTTGCTCCACAGCGTTGATTCATCGACGATGAAATCAATCAGCCGGTCAGCTTCCTCGGGCTGGATGATCGACGGCGCGCTCGAGCTTTGAATAGCCTTCTTAAAGTCGAACGTGTCCTTTGCTTCAACTCCAAGAAGCTGCATGGCGCGTGCCTTGCTCACGATCAGCCTCCTTGCTAGTAACGCCTCCTGGCATCCATAAACCTATTCAATTACACGATCGCCACCGATCGCTACGTCTTCTTGCTGCCCTCTTCCTCCTCGACCGGAATATATCCGCCCAGCATAGTCGAGTATCTCATCCCGGGCTTGCCCTCGGCGCCCTTGGCACCATGCATTCTCTCCTGCATGGAAACGCCACGCGTGTGCTCGATCGCCTGCACGCGATGATCCATGCCCCGAACCATGTTCAGGACAAGATCCATCTTGGCCGAAAGCGCTTTCTCGCCTTCGGTCTCATCCGCCCCGGCGCCACCGTCGCCAGCGCCTTCAGCGCCAGCCCCGGCATCGCCTTCCCCAGCGGCCCCGGCACCCTCCCCGGCACCGCCTTCACCAGCGCCTCCGGCGCCTTCAGCGGGCTTCTCGCCAGCGGGCTTGCCCTCCGGCTTGCCTGCAGCACCAGCAGCGCCCTGTGCGCCGCCTGTGCCCTCAACGGGGGACTTGCCCGTTCCAGGCGATGCCTGCTCCTTGGGCGGCTCCTGCGCGGCCCCAGCAGCGGAAGCCTCCGCGCTGGCCATGACGGCCGAGGTATTGGCATTAACCCGCGCGATAATGAGGTTAAACTGCGTGGCCACGGCGTTGGCATCGGCCAACGCCTCCGGGGTGACCGGCTGCAGCTCATCCTGCTTCTTGCCGAACATCTGCATGAATTCGGCGACCACCTGCTTTGCTACGGCTTTGACGTCCATCGGCCTCCTCCCTCCTTGATTGAGCCAGAACATCCTCTCAGCATCTGTAGTATCCGCTATCTTTTGCCCATGCCCATTCGATCCGCTTTCGGATTCTATAACAAGCGAACCCGTCCCGTTTTTGTATCCGGCAAAATCCTTTCTGATCGCACCCTTGATCACAAGCGAGAGATCTTTAATGTGAACATCCATCAGCTGGAAAATCCCCTTGCTGCTGGTAGTGCGGGGGATAATAGGGATCAGCGTCCATACTCCCCCGATCGAGAATCCGTTGAGTTCGCCATTTTGTACCTTGGCCCAGGCAACATCGGAACACCTCACCCCGGCGACGCCAGCGCCTGGCATGAAGAATTTCGACCCCTCCGGCGCCTGGAAGCATTCAACGAGATCGCCCACGCCGCCCCATAGGATGTGATTGATACCAATGCCCCTTGTCCGGCCCGCAGCATATTCAATCATGAATTCATGGATCGCCTTCCCGATCTCATATTCGCTCAGGAAATGCCCCTGCGCATCGGTAGCCCACGGCACCAGGAATTCTCCATAGACAACCTTTTGCGAAGCCATGAGGGGATCCTGGGCGAACTTGAAGAATATCTTCCCGTCGATTTTCTGCGGCTTGTAGGCATCGCTCTGGAGCCGTGTCTTATTGGCGCGGATAAACTGCTCTGCCGCCAACTTGGTAAAGATGGAATCATCGAACCAGACGGTAATTAGATCCCAGGTCTCGGTGCCCTCATTGAACCCAAACTCCAGCCGGACGCCTTCGCTGTCTCTGAAATTAACCATGGCGGTCTTATCATAGGAATACACATTCGGCTCGAGTTCAATAGAAAACCAATTCGTCTTAGCGCCAACCAGCGCCACGATTTCCCGGGGATCGATGATATCTTTTTCCCGTAACGTCCAGCTGCCGGCAGCATCTCTGGTGTATTTCTGCTTGACCGCTGCCCAGGCGGCAATGCGTGCCCCCTCCTCGCGCACGGATTCTTCGCCGGTCAGGGTTTGGTAGGTTGAATTGAAGATCCGGATCCAGATCGCCTGTGCGCCTTTCGGCAGGTTCTTAATCGTGTCCGGGGGATTTGATAGGAGATACGGCATCGCGCTTCTTCTCCATGGCATCTAGCGTGCCCATGATCTGATTCAACTGTGAATTGAGCTCCCGGGCGAGCGCCGTTAATTCCATAAGGGTCTTGCGGACTTTCTGTTCTTGGTCAACGGGGATGGCGATTTCCATTCTAAGGGGTTGTGCCTTCATCCCCCCAGCATCCCGCAAGTCCATTACGTGCGGGTTTAAAATTCGTGGTCGATCTCCGTTGCCCTGCCCGTTCGCCATCCTTGGCCTCCGTAAGAGTCAGCCCTTCGAATTAGGGCTTCGAGAGCCTCTAAGCGCGTCATCCATCGGGAGTATAGAAATCTCCCGATAGCCTGTCAAGAAATCTTTTTGCACCGGGGGCACTTGATTCGGATCGGCATGTGCCGCTGTGCGAATTCCCTCTCGGTAGGCGTGCGGTATTGCCCGAGCTTCTTATTGCAGAATTTACACCGCTTATCAGAGTCACCTTTGGGATCCGTCCCAGATGTCCTCTTCAATGAGTTCGACTCCTTCCAATACCGGCAGGAAGGTGCATTGACAATGCACGAGTTCCTCGGCCCCTGCCGAGGGATCGCCCGGGTGCATCATCTGATGCGCACCGACAGTGAACGGCGCGTCCATGCGCTGCCGCTGGCCATGTGCGTCCATATGTGTCTGCCGACTATTCCGAAATGAACAAGCCCAATCTTTGAACTCTACGCTTGTGGTTTTGTAGACTTCAAATTGCGCCTGCTCGACGGCGATGAGCGTTTCTGTCCGCGCCGTGGCATTCGCTCTGCCAATTGAGAACTCATCGAATTTCGCCGCAATCATCTGCCCGACCTGCAATGGGTTCAGCCCCTTGTCATAGAACCCGGTCGCGATGGTTCGGGACAGATCATCGATCAGATCGTCGGCAAAAAACTGCCCCCATGCGGCTGCGCGGACTTTGAGATTTTCAAGTACAGCGATATCTTTCAGATTAAATGAGCCAGGCATGCCCATGCGGATCTGTGCCGTTTTGCCCCCCGCATTATATGCCGGAAGCGAACGCACCTTGAGTGTCGCTTCCATCTCGGCGGCAAGCCCCTGGTGGGTACCTCGCAGATCCGACAGCAGGATTTCTCTAACCAACCGCTCCTCTTCCGGGCTGGCCTTCTCGGTGCGTTCTCTCTCGGTCTTCACATAGATCCGCTCCAGGGTATCCTGCTTTTCCATCGCTGCCATCCCGGTGCGTTTGGCGTCAACCACATGCTTATGAATAGCGTCATACGTGGCCCGCTCAAGCGGCTCCAGTGGAATCGGGCGAGTAAAAGTTTCACGCGACACGGTGCTGCTCCCTGAAGCGGCCATACATTTCCATCGCTTTTACCTGCGCCTCGGGATCCATCAGCGCCATGAAACTCGGGAATCCCATGGCAGCACTCCCGGGTGTGCCAGTTGTAATCTCGCCGCGCCGGATCCCGAGATCCATCATCGCTAACTGCGCCTGGATTACCTGAAACGGCAGATTCGCCCACGGCTCCGGAATAGCCGGTAGAGCCATTTTCAAGAACCTTGTCATGTACTCTCGGCCTTCATTAATCGACATAAATGGCAGCACCCCGATCCGCGCCAGGATCTCGGCTTCGCGCTGTTCGTCGAGGGTGTCGATCTCATCGAACTTCGCATAATGATCGTGAACGAACAGCCCCTCTTTTATCAGGCGGAGCAATTTCTTTTCCCATGTCTCTTGACGCGGTTTGGTAATCGAATGCTTGTAAACTTCAATCTGTGTCTCACCACTGCCGGTGCCGATGTTGCCGGTTTCTATGATGCCCACGCGATTCGGGAGCATCCCATAGGAACGCAGGATCTCATCGCGGTTGTCTCTCCGGTATTCGCGGAAATCCGCGTCCTTATGATCCGGCCCCAGCTTCTTCCACTCGAGTTCAATCTCCTTGGGGATTTCCAGGTAGAGTAGCCGGTAATGATCACCCCGGAGCACGAGCTCGAGGTGGTTCGTAATGTTCTCACGGAATACGGCGAGTTCCTTGTCCATGCCGACCAGATCGCCCTTAACCATCAGGCACCATTCCGGCAGCGTCCGGTTGAAGAAGAACTTGATATTCCGATCTGCCTGGTATTGATATCCCCGCACCGCCGATAGCGCAGGCACAATCCGGGGGATCCCGTAGACCGGCGAGAACGAATGATAATGCCGGAACCAGATCATCTCATTAAGCAAAGCCCCCGTATCCGGATCCCGCGATCGTTCATTCTTGGGATCGCTACCGAAACGCCGGAACCACACCTTCTGCGCCCCACGGATTTGACAGAAATTCTTCATGTCAATTGTGATCCGCACCTCTTTCGCTGGAACGTGATCGAGACGCTGAACGGGCTTGGTGGGCAGGTTCCCGATTCGCGTGCATTCGATGTAGCCGTTCCCGGTCGATTCCCAATCCATATTTGTGGCATCAGAGATCTCGCGGAAGGTATCGTCCGGATTGCAATCGCCGAAGAACATCTCGACCGCCAGGCGATTTTGCTCACTCGCCAGGTCTTTCTTAAAGGGAACGATGTGCAGCCCCAGCCCTGAGACATCGGTTGAAATCTGATTCACGGTAACCGCAAAATCGGTGCTGCTCAGAAGAAGCGCCGCCATCTGCTCCAAGGATTTCCCACCGAGCGGCGGGATCTCAAGATCCCATGCGCCTTTACTGTATTGCCGGAAAAATGGGTCAACAATTTTCGTGGGCTGCATCCAATCTTTATATGGACGCTTCGGCCCTGGCCCCAAGGATAACGCCTTAGCTCCGCGCTCTTTTATGATATCGCCATCAGCCATGTTTGTCCCCCACGATTATTTCCCAAGCGAAGTGGCTTTAAGCCCACCGCGCGTCCTCTTGCCACAGGCGCTGGTGAAAAACCAAGATGCCATCAGGCGATCGCCTGTATGCTCAACGGGATCGAAGCGTAACATATCATCTATCCATTCTGCCGATTGATGGTTCCTGGGGATCCGCCACATACGGTTTTCGAAGTCGACAGACATCGCGCGAACGCCCAGGGTAGGATCCGCCTTGTTCTTGCCCGTAGTAAAAGGATGCAACCGGATGGCCTTGGCGAATCGTTTAATTTCATCAAGCGCCATGGAGCCTTCGGATGGCGTGTTTTTGATGATGGCTCTAAAGATCTCATCGGCGCCTCTTAGGAACTGCAACAGATAATCCTGTGCCGAATTGTTTTCCACCTCAAACAGCACAGGCTTAAAACGATCCTGAATCTGACAGAAATTCTTGATGATGTCAACAAGTCCCATCCGGCCTGCGATGATATTGAGCACCACTTTTGTCCCATGCGGATCCACGCCGCCGATAAAAAACACCGTCTCATGTGCGCCGCGCTTCTTCTTGACCGCCAGGTCAACGCCGACATAGACCTGCAGTTCATTATCGTCATAGCGGGAGACAAAATGCCTGCCTTCGGCCTCGGCCAGTTCAACGCATGTCTCAATCGCTGCCCGGCTGAAATCATCACTCCCGCGTTCCTTGTCGGGGATATTCTTCATCGATCGTGCATACTCGATCGAGCTGACCTCGGCGAGTCTTTCCTTGCGGCGCCACTCCGGCCAACCACAGACCTCCCCCGATGGCATGATTTCAAGATCCGGCCAGAGATCATCGTCTGCATCATAGCGTTCGACGTGATAATTTGTATTCGCGGCAGCCCAATGCATCGCGTCTTCTGCGTGCCAGGCATTGCCGATCATCCAGAGGCGCGCCAGCGCGGTAAGCCTGGAGATCACCGTGTTCTTGACATATTCAATCACCCGCTTGCGCTGGCCCCGGGTTAGAGTGTTTTCGAAGTCGAGGATATCATCTAAGATAGCCAGGTCGAGGCGCGCTCCCATGATGTTCCCGTTCACCCCGACCGCCTCTACCGTATAATCCTTATTCGACAGATCCTTTCGCTCAACAACGATGTGACTGTCCTGCCAGCCCATGACTCGCCCGCGCCTGCGTTCAGGACGCACGTGTGGAAACACCGCCTGATAGCGTGCGTTATAGCCAATCGTCTGGCGGATCACGCCGAGAAATTTATGCGCCTGGCCAGCCGTATTGGAAACCAGCGCTGCGCGGATGTTGGTGTTCTTGCCGATCTCCCAGCTCAGGCGGCACACGGAAATTTGCATCGACTTCCCGTGCTCAACCGGAGCGAAAATAACCAGCCGCCGATATTTATTGCAGAGATCCTGCCACTCGTCATGAAGGGGTTGTGCCTTCCAGCCGAAAACGTACTCGCCGAAGGTCGCCGGATCCTGCCTGGCTACCTGGATCGTGTCGCGTTCGTAAGCGCCGAGGTCGGCCTCCAGTAGATCCTGATCGTGCTCAATTTTCCCGGGGGAATCTGTCATCGCCCAACGTACCCTAACCCCTCGAGCCGTTTTAAAACCTCCGGATCCGCAGTCGGCCACGGCAGGGACGGCCCGGGTTGTTTAATGGAAAACCGGCGCAGAATCGTATTGAGCATCATGTGGTGATTGGCAGGTTCATAGACTTCACGAACGGCCAGCTGGATCGGCAATGGTGTCCGTGCGATGAGAGGAACCCGGATGAGTTCGGGAAACATCCCATAGGCATGAATACAAAAGCCCCGCTCGCCTAAGCCTTCACCGTGGTCGCCGGTAACGAAGATCTCGGCATCAGGAAAGGCGTCAAAGAGTTCAGGCATCTTCGAATCGAGAAACCGGATCGCCCCATCATAAGCAGCGATGTAACACGCCGGATGGTTGGCGATGCGTTTGCCGAAATACCGCGAGCCCTCCGCTGTCCACTCCTGGCTATCCTCGCCGCACCACTCGATCAGCGCGCCGATCTTGTCGAGGATCTTCATGCCCGGCATCGCCATCGGCCCCCAGCGCTTCTTGTGGGTTTGCCAGAGAGCATCCCCGACAAAGCGCTGGTGGTTGCCCCAGGGCTGATACATCGCATGCGTCTCCTGCAGGTGCAGCACCCCGAAAAACTCCGGGCGGCCTCGATGCGCAGCGATAAAGGCATCGATCATCTGATTCGCCGTTGGCCTCTTGCCGCGCCGGTGGTACCACGCAGGCCAGGATTTGAAGTCGAAAACGCTCGTGGCCATGCGCTGGCCTGCCGGTGTCGCGTTGCCGCTGTAGAATGATGTGTGGATCTTGTTGCGGGAGATCGTCAGTGCATAGTTGGCGATCCGCTGGAACGTCCCCTTAGTCGCCGAGGCGTTAGACTTAAAATCGTTCCACATCAAACCCTTGGCTCCGGTTACGACGGAATCCAAGAACGGAGTCGTCTCGCGATCGTACCCATAACAATGAATATGATCGCTCCGCAAACACTCGATCATGACAAGAATAACCTGTGTTTTATTCATCTGAGATCCTCTATCGATGGCACTTCAAAATCACAACCCTCTTCATCTGCACCATCGTCTCCGGCGTCATTATCAGCCGCTCGGTCAAGTCCTGTGGCTGCGAAACTAACATCAAGGTGTCCGCCGTTAGATCCGGGATTGTCAGGATCGGGATCCCCCACAGGCTCTTCGGCGACCTCCTCGGCGGTAGCAGGGATGGCCTGGGTATCGCCCCCGGGCGGGACTTCAAAAAGGACTCCATGAAGGTCTCCTTCCTGCGGCGCATCCTTCACGCCACGCAATGCCATTTGCGTCCGCGCATCGGTTACGGTCGTTACTTGCTCCCGGCCCAGCAGCGTGCGGAGTTGTCGCAGGTGTTTGCGCACTGCCGGAATGTTGTCCGCCGGCACCTCCGCGAATTCCCCCTTGCCGCCTCCAGGCGACGCGTTGTTCGTTGTCTGATTGATAAAGGCAAAAACCGGCGACTGCTCGGTCTTGCCGAAACCCAAGATCATCGCCTGCAACCGGATCGCCTCGAGCACCCGCGCGTCAGCCGCTGTGCGTGCATTGTAGTCGGGTTCGGTCACTAACTGCGGTTTCTCCTCCTTGCCCTGGCGCACCTCCCGAACCTTCACGGCCTTGTCGGCGATCCTATTTTGCCGAGTAATTACCGTCCCGATCCTCGTGAGCATCTCGCCCACGGCACAGCCGTCAATGATCAGGAGATCGGTATAGCGCTTATAAATCATCTTCAGATCATTAACCACCGTCGCCCGGGTTACCTTCACCTCCTCGGCAATCTGCGTTGGGTTCGCCCCCCGCGCGGCAAGGCTCAAAACCTGCTTTTCACGTTCCCAGCGTTCCTGCCTATCCGACATCCGTATCGCCCTCCGCAAGACCGACTGCCCCCAGGTACCCTCGCACCATTACCATCAGCGCCTTGCCCCGGGAAACGCCTCCGGCTAACGCGCTGGCCCGCGTCAAGGCCTCCTCGAGCAGCGCCGGATCGTCCTCCACCACGAAGGAGACGATCTTCGGTCGCGTCCGCCCCGCCTCCTCCTCCTCGGCATCCAGGTCGACCTCTAAGGCATCGGATACCTTCGAAAGTTCAAGCGCATCCCGGAGCTCCGCCTCGCTGTAGGGGAGATGCGTCTCGAGGTCGTCGATCGATAGATCCGTCGACAGATCCTGAACCAGCTTCGCAAACAATGCTTGCACCGACTGCCCCTTGAGTTCGTTCAGGTTGATCGATAGGATCTTCGCTTCACGATCGCCCAGGTCGACCACGCTGCAGGGGACGGCCGTGTAGTCTAACTCCTGCGCCGCCATCCAGCGATGATAGCCACCGAGGATCTCCCAGCGCCCATCGTGCGGACGCACCACCAGCGGCTCTACAAAGCCCCGGGCTTTTATGTAAGCCCGGAGTTTCGCATATGTCTCCGCGTCCATGCGATTCGGATTCCATGGATTAGGTACCAAATCGCCGATCGGAATTTCCCGAATATCCATCTTGCCCTCGCTCTCGCCCCGAGCCATGTCCACCACGGCCAGAGCCATTCAATTCGCAATGCGTCAAGCAGATCCTGCTCGCTGATAATGTAATCGATAAACCGATCGGCCTGAGCATAGGTGATGAAGGTTTCGGCCTGGCCCAGCGGTAGACCCAACATCACGCCCTCACCCTTCTCGCGGCCTCGAGGATCCCGCAGATCTGTGCAATCGCAACCCGCGTCATTAAAGTTTCCAAACGCCCGACCGCTTCCTCGATCCGATCAAGAAACTCCTGCAGGCCCGGCGCCGTAACTGTCACATTCATCTTCCCCACTCGTGCCATCTCGCCCTCCTTGCATCGCCCCGCCTACCTCACGCGGATCACATACTCCACATTTGTCGCCCGATGCCGATCCGATGCCAGCGCTGCCAGGTGTGTGCATTTGATCTCCTCCACCTCTATATCTTCACGGAACTTCCGGATGCTGTCAACTAGCTCCGCGATCGGAAACCCCTGGTTGCCACAGGATAGAACCCAGGTGGGAAACTTCTCGCAGGCTATAAATAAATCCTCCAATGCCGATCGCGCCTCCTTCGTCGAGAATACACTGCGCGGCGCCTTCGATATCGCGCCCGCCAAGATCGAATCCAACACCCGAAGGCTCTGCTCATAACTCTGCGTGCCCACATACGGCGGATCCAGGTAGACCACGTCCCCCTCTACTCGATCGAGAAAGTCGAAGACGTCCAGCTGGTGCGCCTCGTTCTGAAGCCCGTTGGTGAATACCCCCTTGTTTACATACGACAGCACCCGCCTGGCAACCGTCCGCGGATGCCCCGCTATGTTCCGCGCCAAGATGTCACGAACGTAGTTCTGATTCATCTCCTCCCACTTCCCGTCCTCCGCCTGCTGGATGATCGTCTTCGCCCCGAAGTTCCCCGCCGGACGCATCCGTAAAATGTACTTGATCAAAAGAAGCAGAAGCATCCACCGCTTGACACCCTCCGCTCGATGCGCCCAATAAAATGCCCGATCGAGAAAACGCGCGTGGCGTGTCGTGAATACCCCATAGGCGAAATGGTCGGCAATGAAGGTCTGTGGCTCCGGGGGCTTCACGAAAAGCCGATCGATGTCTAACTCGTCTAAGCGTACACGATCGTTTGCAATCAATGCCTGGCCGACAACATGACTCCGAAATGCAATGCCGTTCGCCAGTACCCGATAACCCCGAGCCTTCCCGAAAAGTGAGACGCTGCCGCCCCCCATGAAGGCATCCACCAGAACGGGGGCTTCCGAGGGCGGCGGGATCCACTTGAAGATGTGACCGAGTAGACGACGCTTGCCGCCCAGGTAGAGCGGCAGTGCCCGAAGCCTCGACCAGGCCATCAGCGATTGCCCCCAAGATCCCTGCAGATCGCGTTCGGACAATTGTGCACCAGGCCACTCCCGATGTGAAACTCGGTCGGCTCAAAAAACGTCACGTTGATCATGACGCCATCGCCCAAGGCAAGCAGCCGAATGAGCCGGTGCCGGACAGTGCGCAATGTCAAAGGGTTCCAGTGACGCGAGATCCAGCCGCCGAGGCGCCAGAGCCGTCTGTGGCGCGAGCGCAAACACCAGGTGAGAAAATCCATGACGCGCCTCCTTGAGAGATTGAGGTCGATGAGCACCCGCTGGAAGCCCACCGACCTCACCCAAAACGGAGTGTGACGAGGATGAGTCGTCAGCGACGACCACTCTACCATGGCCCGGGAGTGACGACAATATAAAAATTCACCCCGGCGTTCCCGTGTGTGAAAAATGACGACCAAGACAAGACACCCGGGCGATCCTGCCCGTGATCAGAGGTGGGGGATAGAGCAAAATTCGTGCCATCGATTTACGCTAATTTGCATTCTGCGCTGCCGGCCTTGCATGTTTTCGCACAGATTCTGCTTTGCTGTGAGTGCCCTTGCTGATCGTTGCCGACCCTTGTCGATCAAACTGATCATTTGAGCAATCGCTGTCGTCATTTGACCGGGTTTTGCACATGCTGTGCAATCAGTGTGGAACGTTGTGTTCTACAGTCACGGTGTTTGCTGATTGTGACACCTGGACAGCTGCTGTCCGCTTTTGCAGATAGCGAGCTTTAGAGTCACGCTCCTTGCACATGCTTGCGTATGCGTGTGGAATCGCACTGATTTCTTGGTCAGGTTTGGCAGATTGTGTGCTTTGGTGTGGGTGATTTCGCAGGTGAGTGGACAGAGTGGTGCCCTGGTGCTGCTCGGTGCGGGCGAAGTGGGCTGCGGAGAGTGGAATTTGCACTCACATTTCCACAGAAGTGGGCTGCGGAGAGTCGTATGTGGGTGCTTTTTCAGTCGGAAGTGGGGCGATAGTGGCAGGGTCAGTGATGCTCCCGGGGTGATGGTGGAGCCATGGTGGGCTGCGCGGAGTCGATGTGACACTTGATTTGAGGGCAAAGTGGGCTGCGAAGACTGTGATTATGACTCACATTCCACCGTCAGTGGGCTGGAATAGTGGGTGTTATCACCCAGGACACGACTGATGCATGACTGTGTGTGTCCGCCAGGCGGCGCCGGTGGGACGCCGTCCCAGGATATGACTCATTATTACACTCATGTTTCACTCGAAGTGGGCTGCGCTGACTCAAACGTGAGTGCTTTTTCAGCCGAAAGTGGGCTGCCCGCCCGGGGAAGTCATGACTGTCACATGCCTGTGACACATCCTCTGGTGGGTGAAAACCCGCAGATATTGGAGAGTTCTTTTGAAGGCAATGTGGTAGCCTGTCTAACTTTAGCGATCCAGAGACGCGAGCCTGCTGGCGCTTCCCGGGTGCCCGGGGGCAGCCGCGAGCTCCCGGATCCTCCAGACAGCACACCTGTAATCGCCCGTAACGGCGGCCTCTCCCGCATGATCGCATAAAAGGCATTATGTCAACTTGGCTGAAATGCGCAGGTTTTGCACCTGTTGATACTATGACATCCCCGGGTGTGTTCCCCGCGCGGCGAACATCCCGCGAGCGCCGCCGGACATGTCCACAATCCGTCCACACACTGTGGATAACCGACCGGAGTGACCACTTTTGAAGTCATATGCGACTGTCGAGCGACTGTCGAAAGTGACCACTTTTAGAGTCAGCAAGCAGTCATGCCGGAGTCATGGATCAGTCATGCGGTGGGTGTTTTCACCCAGGACACACCCTCACAGTCATCCTGTGAGTCATCCTCGCAGGATCCCCGGGGTAGCCCCGGAAACGAAGGCCACAGAGCGCCCGTGTGCGTCGACCGCAAGCCCTCGCGGCTCCCAGGTCGTATCCCCGGCGATCGCCTCACACACGCGACGTGTGCGCGAACCTGCCCCCGGCATGCCCTAGTGTATGGGTGAAATAAGCAAAAAAAAGACCGACCGGAGGGTGCTCTTCCCGGGCAGAGGCAGATTTACCGCCCTAACCATATGGCCCATATAGCCCCCGCAATCGCCCTATTTGCCTACCTTCGCCGCACGGCAGCGCTGCAGCGTCTCTGCGTCCATCCGAACCTTCCGCCCGTTCAGCGTTCTATCACATATATCACACGGCATAAGCAGGCTTCGGCTAGACGCGAACGTATCATCCTCCAGGTGAAACTTCACTCTACACGCCACGCAGACGATCGCGACTCTCTCTTCGATTTCGCCACGCCATCTGTGGTGTCTCATCCCTGCCCATTTGTGCACTATGCCATCGATCGTGCCCGGGGTAACCTCGAGGATCCCGGCGTAATCGATAATGAGTTGTCGTTTGGGGTCTTCGGAGAATGGTGCTTCGAGGTCGCAGATACAGCACACCGCCTCTGCGAGAGCGCATTTATCATCACAAGCCATCGTCAGCCTCCGGTTCATCATCAGCGAGTTTGATTTCACATGCCGCGGCCTTGACCGCCTCGGGATCGAGCAGGTCGACTCCGGCCAGGTCGGTAAGGATAAGGCACATGGCCGCGAGGGTAACGGCGTTCTTCCTGACATCCTCCTTGAGCGCATCGGGCAGCGGCTCATGCCCCTGGTATCCCATCGCGCCGAGCACCGTGTGCAGCAGGCTGGTATAGGAATCGGCGATCTGACACGCCGTATAGGCGATAGTGCCGGCACGCCAGTTGCCGTCGCGGCGGTAGACCTGGAGTAGGCGTTTGCGGAGTAAGGATGCGAAGGGGGGGATGAATTGTGAGACTGCAGACGAATATAAAGGATCTTTTTCTAGCACAGTAGTGTTCCCCTCCATTTGGAACAGCGGAAGCGCGCGGCCTCCGGGGAGACGCCTCTCCCTGGCGGGAGAGGGCAGGCTATCGCCTGCCGTATCGTTCAGGACTTTTCTTCTATTTCCACTTCGACACCGGGCGAGGTTATCGGTGGTGTTTCCGGCTCGAGTTCGAGGCAGAGTGTGGTCACGCATTGCCAGGTGTCCTCGTCGGTCGTTTCCAGCACGATATCGCCTTTACCGATGAGGCGACCGATATCGTTATTATTTATCGCATCACTGAGCGCGGTGGCCTCATCATAGGTTTCGGACAGATCGGCGAGGCGTTCTCGTATGATGGCCAGGTCGGTCACTTCGAGAACAGTGATCATTGTTGCCTTGTATTTCACGTTTGTTCCTCCTTTCGCCAGTGTGCGGCAAGGCGTGAGGCGATGCCATGCATCCGGCGCGTGAGATATGCTTTGCCAGTTTCAGGATCCACGCCCTTGCGTTTCCGCCAGAGCATTTCTTCACACCTGCCATCGGGTGTGCGGTCGCAGATACCATACACGTCACGGAATCGGCGCCGGAGTTCGGTTGTAAATACACCATCAGGGGCTTTGCCGCTCGCGAGCCACTTCCACAGCACATATTGTGCGGCGTCAAAGCCGAGCGAGATAAACACGTCCATATCCTTGCGACCCTGCGTGGGGATATACTCGTTGACGAGCCAGGCGTACCAATCGCCTTCGGTGGTGAACTCGCGCAGGGGACGCAGGCCCAGCCGCGTGAGCAGGCGATCAGCCGGGCGCATCAAAGGCTCCATATGCCAGCGAGAAATCGTCCCAGGTAGACAGGCCAGATGAACAGCGCCCACAGGATCGTCCAGCCTTTGAGTGACAGCAGTCCCACGGTGCCGAGCCATCCGATGGCCCAGAGCGGACCAGAAGTTTCAGTCTTCATCTCTTTCTCCTTTCATGTTCAGACACGCCAGCGCCAGGCCATCAGCGGCACCTCAAACGGGCGAGGACGCCTTGTTGGCGGCGTTCCTCTATCTCGCGCTGGCGGTGTTCCCGCCCGATCAGGCATCCGATAACTGCGATCAGCTCATCCCTGGTCATATCCTTGACCGGACGCCCCATGAAGTGAGTGCGGATGCCAGCCATATACCACTCCCAGAACGCTTTAGCCTTACGAATCGGAGTCAACATCAGGCGCCTCCTCCCATCTCTCGCTCGAGGTCTATGATATCCCTCTCGATCTCCTCGAGGCGACGCGATCGGTCGCCGCCCCGGAATAGAGACCAAACAGCAGGTCGCGGCCAGCATTTGCTCGCACCTCGAACAGGATGGCTTTAAGTATCTTCAAGATCTTTCTCTCGTTGGTGGTCACGGCCATCGCCTCCTCTCCTCCGGGCGGCCGTCTTTTTCAGCCACGCACACATGCGCTGCCATGCCGACGGGGACGTTGCGTACTCCGGACAGGTATAGGCATAGGGACAGTCCAGCCGGAGCGCGCCGCCCTTATCCTGGCCTGTCAGCCCTGAGCGCGGGCACCGCCATTTGCCTTCGAAATAGACCCGGTTCCCGCTGCGCCTGGTCACGAGTTCAATCCCATTCTGCCAGCGACAGATTTTCATGGCGGCCACGCAGTGTAGTCTGGCTCATCGACCGTAGCCTTGACGTGCCGGAAAGCCTTGGCGGCATCGATACATGCCGGGTTATCGTTGCAATAGCGGACGTTCTGCGTCATCGTCCCGGGCGGCAGGTCATGCTCCACGCTGGTGTCCGATGAGAACACGCTGATCTTCTCATCCGGCCTGACCGCACCGCAGATATGGCATCGCCATTTCATAAGCGCCCCCCCCTATGTTAGTATCTCTCCGTCCCCCCAGCATTGTGGCGCCCATGCCGATGGACAGCACCTGGGCGGGAAAAGCCCGCAAATCTCATCAATAAGATGGCACCAATGCGCCACCGCGTACCGATCCCCATGTGTATGGAGTTCCACACGAGCATACTCATAATGCTTGCACTGAGGGCGCTTCGGTTCCGTCTGCGCCAACGCGTCATAGATCTCCGGGTCTGTCATTGCGCCATCACCAGCCGCAGGCTCGCCTCCTGGAGCACGCTAAGATTGGCCATGACCTCCGCGTAATTATCTCCCAGCACCTCTGGCCCATCGATCACCACCGTGTCCATATCGGCATCGTTCCTGATCTCGCCGACCATCCTGAAGAACTCCTTGAACTTCTCCTTGTGATCGGCCAGGAGTTTAAGCCCCTCGCGCCTGCTCATCCACGACTCAAAGCACTCGCGGGAGCAGAAGTCGTGGGTAATCAGATGCTCGGGAAGCAGGATATCGCCCTTCGGGTTGCGGTAACCCTCGAGCCGGATGACGCGGTTGGCGATCGCGGGATCCCCACCACATCCCCGTTCCGGAACCTCCGCGTGACATTCATCACATCTTACTAGCCTCATGTGACCTCCCCTAGCCGGACAAATGTCCTGGCCTCCTCGCGTGGTGACCGCCGCGTTGCGTTGAAGAACTCTATTACCTTCCGACACAGATCCTCATCGGAGAGCGCGCGGGGATCGATCCCCTGACTATCAAGCCAGCGGGCAAACCAGCCATCCCCTCGCTCGACCCTGGCCCGATCGATCATGTCGCCCCATCCTCTCTCGCTGTTGCCATGCCTGGCGACAAAATGAATCTCCCGTTTCTCAGCCTCCGGCTTCTTCTCCGCCATTGCGCCTCCTCTGCTTCCCCTCGCGCCGCGCTGCGCCTCCGCCCGCACCGTCTGGACGTAGAGCACGAGCATATCGTAGACGCCTGGCTCGAGAATGCTTGTGTTCGAGGGATCGGTCGGCAACCCGTTCTCGGTCGTGAGAACGAACATCCCCGCCCGATCGACCTCGCAGTACACGCCGTCGCCCAGGTAAATCTTGCCTGGGACTTCGATCTTATCCGGCATCCCGCCTCCTCTTTGCCCGTTGCTTTGCCAGTAGTTCATCCCGATGGCACCAATAGTATGCTGCCCCTCGGGAGCGCGCGGCCCGGGCACGTTGCTCGTGATAGAGGTCGACGAGCGCCTGCCGCGCACCGCGCAGCGTTTCCAGGCGCTGGTCGATCTCATCGAATGTCGCCCGGAAGGTTGCCGCGTCCATCCCGCCTCCTTTCATCTGCCCAGCCTGCCGGTTAGACACAGCAGCGCCATGCGGGTAAGCGCCCCGCTATCCGGCAGGCGGACAAGGGGTAAGTGCTTGAGTACCAGTTCGAGAGTCTCAGTGCCATCCGTCATGAGATCGTAGACCTCCGGCGGCACATAGATGGTGCCCCGAGCAAATACCGCCTTGTTCATGCCTGCCAGCATGGGTGCGACGACTACGGATATGTCGGCAAAGGGTTTCATGACTTAGGATCCAGCACCTTCGCCAGCCAGAGGCGGTCCTTAACGGTTACAGCCTCGGCGCGTGGCGTATGCAAGATCGCGCGCAGCGCCTTCCGCACCGCTTCGATCCCATGCAGCCGCCCCTTCAGTTTCGATGTGTCCAGGTGCTTCGCCTTATTCGCACGGATCTCCGTCTGGATCGCGGTGACCTCGTGCCGCAGGGATTCCTTGAGCACAATCAACTGGCGCCGGATGAAGAACCCCTTAGTCACCCCGGTCGAAACCGCTGCCGTCGCCACAACCTGGGAGCGCACGAGGATACCCATCTGAGCCATGCGATCGATCGCGTCGGCCAGCAAGCGCACCTCATTCTGTCGATGCTGCTCCAGGTTCATTGCCTTCAGCCTATTCACCCTGTCGCCCTCCTATCCGGCTTTAAATTCATGGTATGCCGTAATCCAGTCAGGATACCCGCGCGACTCTGCCTCCCGAGTAGCAAGCCCCTCTATGAGAGACTGGCTCTCACCCTCAAGCGGCCAGGGATCCGACACCATTATTAGATCCAGAAATGCTCGGAACTCTTTATCCTCCATCATGCCTCCTTCCACCACTGGCGGCACGTCTCGCAGTAGTAGACCTCCGTCCCATGGGCGCCGAGCATCATGAGCATCGGCTCCTCGCATTCAGGACACAGCTCCTGGTCGACCGCTACCGCCACGATCGCAAGTTCGACCGGCTCAAAGTTAGGAAGTGACATCGCCGTCTCCTCTCCGGAGATATGGCGGCACGCACCGCGGATCCCCGTCCTTCGACCACAGCGGCGCTGGCGGCACAGGACAGAATGCCCGCCATATCTCCGCCCGCACCCAGCGCCTGAGCGCCGGGTACTTCCGATCATGGGGATCCTCCGGCAGCAATCGGATCTCCGCATGCGCTACAATGGCCTTGAGTATTGCTATCTGAAGATCCATTATGTCATAAACCTCATGCGGCGCCGGTAGAACTCCCGCGCCTCATCGTAAAGTACCTCGCCGATCTCAGCGGCCTCCTCACAGTGGTGCTGGCTATCGCCCCAGGTAATGCATTCGATTGTCCCCGCGTCCTCATTGAGCAATATCACCACCACCTTGTTACCGCCGAACTGTGTCGCAAACCCCTTGGCTGCCTGGATCCGTGGCGTTAGATTCCCGGCCATCTATGTCTCCTCTCCGGACGCCTCCTCAAGCCCACCATCGGGATCCCCCTCGGCCTCGCCTTCATTCAGGGATAAGCCCTGGCTCTCGCCCGCGCCTGCCGCCCCGTCGTCGGCATCGGGAGCGGCATCGCCATAAGGCAGCTGTGGCGCTTCGATCGCAATCGTAACCATCACCCGCTCGCCGAGCATGCCGATGAGGTTTTGGACATCGGTTTCAGAATAATCCCCCCGCGCCAGGGTAACCGTAAGGGAATGCTCCCGCATCCCGCCCCTGATCTTTGCCTTCGGGTGTACGTCCTTAAGGATGAATTCCGTTCTCACGCTGGCCATTGTCCCTGATCCTTCCAGTATCGGATGATGATATTTGATAGGCTTCGCTTTAATGTCCTGCGCCACGCAGACCAGGCAAAGGCCACCCGGGGTGGCGCCATCCCGTCCGCATCGGCTGCAGGCTTTGTCCATATCTGCCCTGACCACTAATCGTTCCACGTGAAACACCTCAGAATAGTTCGCCCTGTCCCTTTCGCTTGGCTGCAGGTTCCGCATGCGCGCGTGGCTCCGGCGGTATCGCCGCGGCCTTCTCGCGGACAGCCTTTGCCTGCGCCTTCCGGCAGGCTATTGTCCGGTCGACCTGCTCCGCCAGGGCGCCATCAAAACACATCCAGCACCTGGGCACCCCACCAAACACCACCATGGCATATGCCCCGCATCGACACCGGAGTGTCTTGTTACCGTACTGGTTGCTCATGTCTGAGCCTCTCGATCCGTTCCATCTCATCACGCCAGGCACGCCGCACCATTCTCAGCCGATGCTGATCGGAGAAGCGCTCCTCGAGGAATTCGATATAGAGCCGCCGCCAATCGAGCGTGCGCAGAAGCATGTCGATCTTGCCGCGGTTATGGTTCCACACCGTAAATCCGGCAGTACCATAGATCGCCCCGAGTGCGGCGACCACTATCAATGCAATGTTCATCCGTCTCCCCTTTCTATGGGGCTGGCCGCAGGCGCCGTGAGATCCCGGCACCTACGACTCCTCAACAACGCTCGCCGCCCGGAGAGCTTTGTCGCCATGGCAGAGCGAACTCACACCCGCCATGGCCAAGCGCCGCCTATCCCACTCCCCCTGTCGCTACACGCACCCCGAAGGGCTGATCGATCCGCCTCACTCAGCAGGGAGTGAAAACCTATCGAGTTGGCATTGTACAATCGCCCACTTTGTCC